TTGCACTCTTAGCTCAGCTGGTAGAGCAATTGACTCTTAATCAATGGGTCCAGGGTTCGAGTCCCTGAGGGTGTACTTAAAGAGGTAACTATGGTTACCTCTTTTTTATTGTATATCAATTAGTTATGTGGAACTCAAGTAGATACGTGATTTTTCACTTTGCTAGAATGCATATTATTTCATAAATATTCATGCATGAAACGGTATAAATGTTCTACTAATTATCTACCTTTGTGTTCTACCGGAATCTACCAAGTGTTCTACCGGCTGTTCTACCAATTTTTTAAGTATGAAGTATCCAACATGGCGTGTAGTGTTTGACCGTAAAAAGTCAGCTACAAAGGAAAAAGAGGCACTTGTACAAATTGAAGTGCTGTTCGAAAGAAAGAAGAAGTATCTATCAACTGGAGTACGAGTGACAAGTGAACAGTGGACAGATAAAACTAAGGTACGTAACAGGACAGATTCAATCGAGCTAAACGAGAGAATTGATAATATGATTCGTGATATTAACGAGTTCTGTAATTCACTACAGCGAAAACATGAAGAGTTTAGCTTCGAAAAGTTGGATGTGCACTTAAATACAGCCAATGGAGATGATTCTTTCCTTTCATTCATGGAAATGCGCATTAAACAAAGAAATGTTAGCGAATCAACAAAAAAACGTGCTATGTGCGTTTTACGTTTATTGCGTGAATTTGATGTCATTCACTCTTTTTCGGACGTTGATACGAAAGCGATTAAAATGTGGGACGATTTTGCAAAGAAAAAATGTAATAAAGTGTCTGCCGTATATAACTACCATAAGCATTTAAAAACATATATTCGTGAAGCGGTAGCTCTTGATCTCATAAAGAAGAATCCATATGATTCAATCAGACTTGATAAAGGGGAAACAGATGATCGGCGTTATCTGAGTCCAAATGAGCTAAAAGCTATTGAAGAATGTGTGATAGAAGAACCTACTGTTGAAAGGGCGAGAGATGTATTTGTATTCTCTTGTTATACAGGAATTGCTCCGGTAGACCTAAAAAGATTTGATTTCACCGAGATTGAAGAGATAAATGGTAAGTTTCGGATTCGTGACTATAGACAGAAAACGGGAACGATTTATAATATTACATTGCTATCAAAGGCGATGGAGATATTGAGGAAGTATAATTTTGTACTGCCAATCACGTGTGATCAGAAATACAACATCTATCTAAAGTCTGTTGGGGCATTAGCTAAAATAAAGAAGCCGATTACTGGATATGTAGCCCGTCACACGTTCGCCACAACTATTACATTAGCAAATGGTGTTCCTATTGAGATTGTTAGTAAAATGTTGGGGCATAAAAATATTCAAACGACGCAAATTTACGCAAAGGTGCTTGCAAAGAATGTGGATGATGCTTTTGATGAGTTAGAGGAAAAATTGAAATAGAAATATTACATGAAGAAGGCAGTTTATTGGCTGCCTTTTTCTTTTTCCTCTTCTGCTGCTAGTTCCTTAAATCTATCCTCAAAAGAACTTCGTGCATTTTCGGAGGTATCTATGTTAACGCTTGAAAGGGCGGGTACGACAAACTTGCTTATATCAATTAGAAGTTTCAACCTTATTTCCGGTTTATCAATAGAATTAATGTCTTCTTGCATCTTATCAATGTTGTCCTCCAGTAGTTTGGTGTAGGCCATTCTTATCTTTTGGGTGGACTTATTAATGGAGCCCTTAGGGCGACCATTTGGATTTCCTGTTTTTCCTTTGGGCTGTGGCATCTCTCTCTTAATGTAAACAACAATCGTTTGCATTCGACTGCATTAGGTTAATACTTAGAATTATCACGCAAAGTAAATCAGATACTTTCGTGTAATCATTCTAAATATTAATCATAAATATGTATATATGTTAGGAGCAATTATTGGAGGAGCAATGAAAATAGGTGGTGCTGTGGCTGGCGGTATCATGGGAGCTAAGTCTGCACGTAAACAGGCACGTATGATTGCGGACGAAAAAAGTAAGAACCAGGCTTGGTTTGACAGAAGGTATAACGAAGATAGTACTCAGCGTGCAGAGGCACAAGCTGCCATAACGAAGATGCGTGAGGCGATGAAGGATCGTACTGCCGCTGCTGCTGGAACTGCTGCTGTAATGGGAGGGACGGAAGAGAGTTTGGCTGTTGAGAAAGAGGCGCAGAATAAAGCCATGGCCGATACTTTAAGTAATATAGCGATTAATGGTGAAGCAAGGAAAGATGCTATTGAAGCGCAGTACCAAGCTCGTGATGCGCAGTTGTTTGGTATGCAGTTGGGAAATGAACAGCAAAAGTCTAATAATATAGCTGGAGCCATTGGTGGAATGTCTTCTGCTGGTGCTGGGATAATGAGTTCTATTTTGCCTGATAATAAGTGATATGGGATCAATACAATCTATGATACTAGGTGAAACCGAAAAGTTGAAACCTGCCGTTGCTCCTCCTGTAATAAAGGAGGAATCAAAGCCAGAAGTTAAACCGGCATCCGTTCCAAATGATTCGAGGTTGGATGAATTTTCATCTAAAGGAAATAATTTGAGTGGTGGAGAAGGTGCATCCCAGCAAGTGCAGAAACAGCAGTCTCCTAGACAGTATAATAGTATGGGAGATGTGGTTGATGCATATTGGAGAGATAAAATGCCTACCGAGGAAGAGTTGAAGAAGGAACGGAAGCGAGAAAGAGCAAGGAGTATTATTTCTGCTATCGCTGACGGTGTGTCTGCTGTATCTAACCTCTATTTTACCGGAAAAGGGGCGAAGAATGTTGAGCAGACTTCCATGAGTGAGGCAAACTCTAAGCGTTATCAGGAGATACTTGACAGACGTAGAAAGAGGCAAGATAAGTGGGATGATGCCAGACTAGCTGCTTATGATAGAGACCGTGGATTTAATTATCAAAAAGATCGTGATGATACAAACTGGAAACGAACAGGTGAATGGCATGATGATCAAGTAAAGAGGGAGGATGAACGCTATAAGGATAATAAGAGTAGGACGGAAAGAATTGATGCGGAAAATAATGAGCGTTGGAATAAAGAACACGGGCTTAGAATAAGGAACCAAGAATCTCAAGAGAAAGCGCAAAAAGACGCTTCCGCTCGTGGATGGGCTTCTGTGAATGCTCAGAACGCACGAATAAAGGCGCAAGAGGAGAAACAGAAGGCCTATATTAAATATCAGTTTGAAAAGGCGAATGGATCTCCTGAACCTAAGCGAATAAACAGCACTCGTAGCATTTATGTAGGTAAACATACATGGGAGCAGAATGCGGGACAGATTGCCAGTGAAATCATAAAGGATATTGAAGTGAGTGATCCGGCATTAGCTAAACAGCTAGTCAGACAATTGAATGGGTACGGAAGCAAGAAAGGGGCTGATGCAAAGCAAACAGCGGCTATTGTTGATAAATATATCATGAGTTCTCCTCGTGCTCAACAATTGGCTATAGAGCTAGAGAAGGACTATAAAAAGCGGTATGAATTGGCTACTGCCGGATCATTGCCGCAGAGCGACACTGATGATTTAGGATTTGTTCCTTTGTCGTCAGGAAAGGGGAGTGATGATGTGGATTCGTTGTTTGATTAAAAGAATAGGAGTATGCCAAAGTATACAGTTATTATAAATGGTGAGGAGAGAACGATTGACAAGGATAAGTTTGACGGGAATATAGAGGCTATTTCCGCAAAATATCCGGATGCGAAGATAAAAGCGATAAACGGGGATGAAGAAGGGATGCTTCCTGTTTCGAATTATTTGAAGGCGATAGAGAAAGGGTATAGAATGGTTGAGTCGAAGACTGATATTCCTGTTTCTCGTTTCGTGCAAGGTAAAGGGAAGGATACTACAATATTTGGTGTTCCTTATAGTATTTATGCTCAAATGAAGCCTGAAAGTCAATCTTACTATTACCAAAAGGCCTTGAATGAGGAGAGAGAACAAGAAAGGAAGCAAATGGCTGAACAGGCTTCATCTATCAAAGGAAAAGCTGATGAACAACATGTTTCTGCGATGGGAGATAAGGTGCAAGCGGATTATGATGCTGTGATGAATAATCCTTTTCTTACTATAAATGATCCAATGATGGGTGTTGAGATGAAAACACCAGAACAGACCAAATCACAAAAGAAAGTGGAACTGACCAGAGCGGCTTCGGAGCGTGCAGATGATGCGTTTAATATGATCGAAGAAGCAGGAAAAAAAGGTAATACTTCATTTGTGTCAGGATTTGGGCGTGGCTTTTGGGAAAAAGTATCAAAAGCTAGTACTTGGGATTTCGGAGGAAGAGATATGCAGGCCAATCTAGCTATAGCATCAGCCGCAAAAAAATATGAATCTGGGCAACCGTTGAGTAATGAAGAAGAGAACCTTCTTGATGCTGTGGCATTGGAAGCAGCGGCTAACGGAGAGTTTTCTGGAGATTTGGGACGTGGTTATAAAGCGGGAATGACAACTGCTGAATCTCTGCCTTTCATGGCTGAATTCATGATAAATCCTGCAACGGGAACAGGAGAGGCGATTAGTAAGGCTGCTGCAAAGAAGATCATCTCCAATTTTGGTAAAGAAGCAGCAAAAAGTACGATTGGAAAGATAGCTCGTAACTCAGTACGTGTAGCAGGAGATATTGCTGGTGCAGGGATAATGTCTGGTACTACTGGTGCGATGAGAACTTCTGCTGATGCTGTTGATAGGATGATTGGAGATGTGTCCCCCATCATTGACAGTGATGGATATTATCGTTTCGGTGGTACTGAAGGGGGTGAAGGCTTGGGAAAATCGTTAGTAAAAGCTTATGGAGCCAGTACGATTGAAAACTTCTCTGAAATGTTTGGTAATTACCTTGCTCCGATAGGTGGTGTACTTGGGACTAGTGCAAGGAAGGGTATGAGTAAAATCGGTTTAGGGAAGGTCAATAAGGTTGTTGGTGATATAAAATCGAGTGATATAGCAAGAGTTCTTGATGATTTCCAGTCTAAAACGCAGTGGAACGGAACAATTGGGGAGTATTTGGAAGAACAGGCAGGGATGGCTATGAATGCATTAACTGTTGGAGATAATAATCTATCGGATTTTATTGATGTGGATACTCAGATAGATACCTTTCTTGGTGTATCTTCACTTGGCGGATTATTTTCGGGAATTAAGACATTTGGATATGCGAAAAATAAATATTCAGCTAAACAGAAGTTGAATGAAGCAGATCGTTCAGCGGCTAATAATAGTGAGATTGATGAGCTGGATTGGAATGATTTGAAAGAACGGATTAATCAGGCTGATGATTCTGAATTGGTATCAATTCTTTCTGAAACATTTAGAAATGATGATATAAGGGATGATAGCAAGCAGGCCATTTTGTTATACGCTGGAAGATTGAAAGCTTATCATGGTGCAAGTCTGGCGGACTTGAAGAGAAAGACGGAAGGGGATACTCCTGATGAGATCGTTCAATCTCAGATGAACTTCGATGAGGGATATAAGCTTGCTGAAGCTGGCCGGTCAGAAAAGAGGAGCGCATTAAGGAATATGAATGAATTGGGGCGAAAGCTAGATGATGAATTCATTTATGCATCGGATGAGGATAGATATAATCTTGTCAGACAGCGTGCAGATGCAGGAGAAGATGTATCGAATGAGCTTGCTTATATAAATTCTCAATCAAAATTAGATGGAATGATTCTGGGTATTCGTGATGCGATAGATGGGAAAGTTGCAAAATCAAATCAATATATCACGAACCTTACCCATCAAGACGGGAATGTCTATGATGTGACCCTTACAGTAGATGAGAAGAAACATGTGTTTCCTATTAGCGGGAAGATCGTTTTTGATGAAAATGGGATAGTGGACAGGAAACAATCTGACAGTCGCTTTATTGTTCGTGATAATACGGGTAAAGTTGAGATGCGTTCTGTTGAGGATTTGTATAAATTGGAATCGTCTAACAATGCTGATGAATTGAAAGATATTACTGCACAAAGTATACGTGAACAAGAATCAGCAAGGCACGCTGAAGAGATAGAAACTCCCAGCGAGGAAGAGAAAGCGGAGGAAGTTGCATCTATTCAGCCTGGTGATGTTATTTCTCTTGATATGCAAGGTACTAAAGCTACTGCCACTGTACAATCAAAAAGTGATGGATCTACTATCTTGCAATTTGATGATCCTATTGAACATGAAGGCAAAAAGGTTCAGGCGATTGAATTGCCTGATGAGCAATTGCAAACTATGATTATCCCAGAGGAAGAAAAAGATAGCAATGTGATAGATTCTGTTAGTGAAAATGGGGTTTCACAGCTGACGGAAGAAAACAGATTGATAGATATGCCAATGGGAGCGGAAGAGATAATAAATCAGGAGGAAGAAAGTGCAGATGAGGTGGGAAGTAAATCCCCTCTACAAGACGATTCCGCTTCTACTATTTCCATTCCAATAGATGATAAGGGTAACTTATTATATCATAAGGCTCCAGTAGAAATGACTATTGCTGATTTGAATGACGGGAATCTAACAGCGGATGAGGTAGATGCGTTTGTTTCTGCTAATAGGGATGAAACTACAAAACTTTTGAAAAAAGTATCAGAAAAAGCTCCTAAAATAGGCACTAATAAGGCTAGGTATTTGGAAGAGAAGAAGAGGTGGGCTGATACTGTTGCTGATATAAATTCTCAGGTTGCATATTGGAATGAGGTTGAAGCACAACTGCAAGCTACTCGGGAACAACCAGGTGATACAACAGCTAATGAAATTAAGGCTATGGGTGAACCTTTGAATGGGGCTGAATTGGCAGCAATGATGTTGGGAGCTGGAAGATTGCCTTTACTTTATAATGATTATAAACGTGAGACAGGTTTCAGTAATTCGGATGCTCGTGGAATGTTTGGTATGTTCTCGACAAAGGATAATGGAGGCATGACGGTGGAACAGGCAGGTGAACAGTTGATGCTTGCCGATATGGAGGCTGGAACAAATTTCTTTGATCAGAACGATCCTAATGCCGGTCGTAATGCTATTCTTGATGTATTGTCATCAGCTCGTACCCGTGGTGGATTGATTAATTATATAAAGAATAACAGAGAAGCAATGGCTGAACGAGAACGGCAGGCAGAAGCTGAGGCTGACGAGTTAGCTAAAGAGCAATGGTTTCAGGATAATTACCATATGACATTTGAGGAATATCAACTCTGGGAGCAGGGCGAATTATTCACAGAATCAAATATGATTTCCGATGAGGAATACCAAAAATTTATGTCTATTTTTGCAGATAGAATACTAAATGAACAGGAAAATGACAGAAGAACATCGCAAGAAAGTGGAAGTAGCATTGCTGAAAGTGAAAGCAATGAGCAAGGAGGAATATCTGGAGTACGCGAATCAAGCAGCACAGTTCTGCAAGGAGAAGAATCTGTTTCAGCCGGGACAACTGGAAGAGTTGAAGAAGAATCCGGCCAGATTGATGCAAACGGTAGTGTTGAATATGACGCTTTACAAAGTGGTACATCCAGAGGAGAGTTAGTTTCGTCTTCCCGAAATCAGGAAAACGTTCCAGAAAGTATTCTTCCTCGCATTGAAGGAGAGTCTTTATTAGATTACGCTGGTCGTGTTAATGATGCTCATGTATTGCATGAAGAAGAGCAGAAAGTAAACCTCAATCCTACAGATGCTCAGAAAGAAACTGGAAATTATAAGAAGGGGCATATAAAAGTTGATGGATTCGATATAACCATTGAGAATCCGAAAGGAAGCGAGCGCAGCGGCGTAGATGCTAATGGTAAATCTTGGAGTATTACCATGAATAATACATATGGTTATATTAGAGGAACTGAAGGAGTAGATGGTGATCATATTGACTTATTCCTCGGAAACTCTGGTAATGGTGTGTATGTTGTGGACCAAGTCAATGAAGACGGTTCTTTCGATGAGCATAAAGTCATGTACGGATTTGGCTCTATTGATGAGGCGAAAGAAGCATACCTATCTAATTACTCTCCGGGATGGAAAGGACTAGGCAATATTACTAGTGTATCCAAAGAAACATTTAAGAAATGGATTGAGTCTTCTCGTCGTAAGACGAAGCCTTTCTCTGAATATAAAATATCCCAAAATAAAAAAACATGGCAGATGACAGCTAAAGAGTATGCTTATTCTGTTGGTTCTCCTAAAATGGAAATTGAAATAGATTCTGGCGTATCTTTTCATCAGCTCTCTAAAATGAGTGAGAAAGCTAAAGAATCACGAGCGAAACAACGAATTGAAAAACGGAATATCGCAAATAATAAATACCGACTAGCCGTAGAAGAGTGGGAAAATAAGATATGGGATGCATATCTCAATGGGGAGTTTTCTGCGAATGATGTTTATGATACTGAAGCTTTTTATGTTCTGTCGGAAAGGATAAATGATCTTGGGGTAGATATGGATTCGCCATTTAAGATTTCAAAAAGAAACCCGCAGGAAAGGGAAACGTATTTAAAAGGGATTGATAGCATTCTCTCGGAGAAGAAACAGGCTGATTCAGAGGAGCAAAGTATTATAGAACGAGCCAAGGATAACGGGACTTATATGAAGGCTCCGAACGGAAAACCTACAAGGCTTGATGAAAGACAATGGGTTCAGGTAAGGACTACGGCCTTCAAAAGATGGTTTGGTGATTGGGAGCAAAGTCCGGAGAATGCTTCTAAAGTTTTGGACGAGAATGGAGAACCTTTAGTGGTTTATCATGGTACATCTGGTGGTGGGTTTACAATATTCAATACTTATGGTTCTAATTTTGGCTTATTCGGACAAGGTTCTTACTTTACTGATAGCCGTGAAGTAGCGGAATCTTATACGGAAAAAGGGAAGGGAGACAAGAGACAGGTGTATGGTGTCTTCCTTAATATACGTCGTCCATTGGATATGAATAGCCACGATATTGCCAAGGGCTGGAAAGAAGCGTTGCCTGATGATATTAATGTGGAGATAGGTGAAGACTCTACGAATGAAAGTGTATATAAGAGTGTACTGGAATCTTTTGAGTACAATGAATATCCTAAAAGTGAGGCACAAGAAATATTGTATGATCTACCTGTAGCTCTGGGTTATGATGGTGTAACTCATATAGGTGGTGGTCGGTATAATAAAACGAGTGATATCAGACATCAGGTTTGGATTGCTATGGAACCGACACAAATAAAGTCGGCAACTGATAATAAGGGAGAGTTCTCTGGTGATAATGGTGATATACGTTTTCGTGAAGTGTATCATGGTAGCCCACATGATTTTGACCAATTTGATCATTCTTTTATAAATACCGGTGAAGGAGTACAAGCATTCGGATGGGGTACTTATGTAACAGAAGTAAATGGCATAGCAAAGGGGTATGCCGAGAAATTGGCCTCAAGATCGCAGACTAAACGTATAAATGAGCTGGCACGCAGTGTTGCAACCAAGAAAGATTTTATAAAAGCACGTAAACAAGATATAAAAAGAAATGAGGATTATGATAAATATGCCCGGGCTATTAAAAAGAACTTAAAAGGATTGTACACTGAATTGAAGAATGCGAAGAAAGAGGAGAATGAGAAAGATGTGCAATTTTACCAGAGTCTTGTTGAGTTGGTCGAACAGCAATTGGATCGTGATTACTATAACAATTTGATTGATAGTTTCTGGAATGACATCAATAATAGCCAGAAGGAAATTGATGAAATGGAGAAAGATATTGCGGATCTTAATCGGGAGATTAAAGAATTAAAAGGGAAACGTCATCTTTATACAGTGGAGATACCTGATTGTGACGGAATCAACTATTTGAATTGGAATAAGCCATTAACTGACATCCAAAAAAATATGATAGCCGATCAGGCTGAAAAAGATGGATATGGAGATTATCAAATATCTTATCGTGATGAGAATGGCAATCTTGTACTCAATACTTCAAGTGATGTTACCGGTGAGGCTCTTTATAAAGAGTTAAGTAAGGAGTTTTTGCTTGGATCAGATAAGGCTGCGAGTGAATTCTTGAATCGAGCAGGCTTTGTTGGTATAGAATATCCTGCCGAAGCAATGAGTGGAGGACGTGAAGATAATGCGAAGAACTACGTTATTTTCAATGAAAAAGATTTAGCGGTTGAGGAGCATGTTCGTTTTCGGGATAAAGGAAATGGTGCCATTAAAACTTATCATGGAAGTGGAGCCGAATTTGATAAATTTGATTTGGCACATTCTGGCGAGGGTAAAGGTGAAAGTATGATTGGCAAAGGGGTATACACAACCAAAGACAAACAGATAGCTACCAATTATTCAGATGTGGTCGGCAATAGGGAAATAGGTGGCAGGAAGCATCTTTATGAGGTGGAGATTCCTACCGACAATGGCAAGAACTATCTGGATTATGATAAGGTTTATGATATGGAGGAGATGTCTGAAATAGCGGGACGTTTGCACAATGTTGGTGTGAATGTGGACTTTGGCAGATATTTCAACGGTGGGAAAGCCAATGGGAAAAGTTTATATATGGTCATGGACTGGAGCATGCCGGATGGTATGAATGTGAACCAAGCTTTAAGCGATGCCGGTTATGTGGGATACAAATATAGTACTAGACATGATTTGGGAGGAAAGGAGAAACTTTTCCCGAAAAAAAGTTATGTGGTATTTGATGAGGGTAATACTACTATATCTAGTCATGAGCAGATTGAATCTGAGATTGAAAAATTATCTGATGTACTTCATGTGCCTGTTAAGATGGTCAGCAGCCTAGATGAGCTATCGGACGGAATGGCTCGCAGAGCTATTGAAAATGGAAGGAATGTGAAGGGGTGGTTTGATACCAAAACCGGTGAGGTAGTGGTCTATCTACCTAATGTAACCGGTGAAGAAGATGCTAAGGCTACATTTCTCCATGAGATTGTGGGCCATAAAGGATTACGTGCTTTATTAGGAGAAAAGTCATTTGATGACGAGATGGTCCGGTTATATGGGCTGCTTCCGGCTGAAGAACGGAAAATAGTGACGAGTGCAGCAGTACATGATTATGGAGGAAACGTGGCCATAGCAATGGACGAATATCTGGCTGAACAAGCAGAGAAAGATGAAACTCCTTCTTGGTGGAATAAGGTAGTGTCTGCCATACGTGACTTATTACGAAAAAAAGGAATTAATGTAACTCTTTCTAAGGGTGACGTTAAGTATTTGTTGTGGAGGAGTAGAAAGAAGTTGGAGAGTGCTAATCCGTTTGATGTGGCTAAAGATATAACTATGAGGTATAGATTGAGCCTAGGCGAGTTTAACGATTCATCTTTTCAACAGAAGTATGAGCAGATGAAAGATGAAATGGAACGATTAAATCTACTGAATTCTCATAATGTGTATTTGGCGAATGATAAGGATGAGTTGTGCTTTCAGATGTCTACAGATGGTGCTAGTGCCCGGTCTATAGATTATATTCGATCTATATTTGATAAAGCGGAAGAGGAACAAAAGAATTTTTTTGGTTTCTTTGATTATGAAACGGGTAAGATATATCTTTGTGCTAATCAAATAAAACATATTGAGCAATTACGAGCTAAGTGGGGCCATGAAATTTGCCATCAAATAACATCTAAGATTCCCGACAGTAGTTTGGCTGATCTATATGATATTATTGGTGCGGATGAAGTTGATGGTTTAATAGGCGATGCCTATTATTCCTTATCAAAAGAAAGAAAGGTAGATGAGTATATTTCCACGATAGTAGAAGAAATAATCTCTGATCAGGAATCTTTTGACGAAATAATGAATGGTGAAAATATTGATACGGTACTAGAAAATTGGGAACTCCCTTATGCTATAGTGCCATATATCGCAAATAGTTTTAAAAGTATATTTTATGGAAAGAAAGAAGATAAAGAAGTACTCGGAATTGAGCGAGGAGGAAAAGAAAGAGAGAATGAACTACGGTTGTCTGGCGATGTCCGAACTCAGGGAGAAGAAGGAGCCGAAGGAAGAGGAAGTCAAGAAGGTGAAATCCGGTTCCGACTTGGAGAAACCAACAAAGGAGAGGATCGCTTACGAAGAAAAGTTGAAGAACAATCCAACGGTTCAGGAGTAGAAGACTTCTCTTCTCAAGAGAGAGAAGAGATAGCTCAAAGAATGTATGAGGATTCTTTGGATAGGGTAAAGAATAAGATGTACCGATGGCAAGAGGCCTATCAAGATAGTATGCTTGGACTGAAAAAACTTCAGGAGGCTATTGTCAAGGAATCAGGAGAGGTTCTAAAATATTTCGAAGATGCTTATATGGCAGAGAATCAGATGAGCAGTAAGAGTGCGTTTGAAACGGAAGTGTACAAAGATAAGTTTCTTATTCCCATGCTAGATGCAATAAAAGCGATAACGGATAAGGGTGTGAATAGGGACGATGTCAATGCTTATGTAATGGCGAAACATGGACTTGAAAGAAATATTATCTTTGCGCAACGAGATGCTGAACAGGCGGCTAACAATAAGTTTGATGAACAAATCTCTGAGATAAATAAATCTCTTGATAAAGGTGATATCAGCCATGATGAGTGGGAGGGAAAGTTAGATAACTTGAATCTCCAAAAGAAGGACTTCTATGAGGCGGAGTATGAAAATAATCGTTTGAAGGATTATTCCGGACTTACACAATTGACAAATCAGGAGGAAGACTATGAAGAGGCTGCAAAGGAGATTGTGGATCAATTCGAGGAGGATCATGGAGAATTGTGTGATCAACTTTGGGAGAAGATTAATCTGGCAACGAAGTATACTTTGAAGAAGTCATACGAAAGCGGATTAATGACACGAAGTACTTATGATAAGGTAAGGAATATGTTTGAGTATTACGTCCCGTTGCGTGGGTGGAATGATGATATTGCAAGCGATGTGTATGAGTATATATTATCTGAACGTTCTATTTTTCAGGCTCCCGTGAAAGCAGCACTTGGTCGAAAATCTCAGGCTGATGATCCGTTTGCCAATATTGGGAACATGGCTGAAAGTGGAATACTGCAAGGGAATAGGAATTTGATGAAGCAAAAATTCCTTAATATGGTTCTGAATCGTCCTACTTCTTTAACTACAGTGAAGACGATGTGGTATGAAAATACCGGTTCCAGCGAAAATCCTAAATGGGTACAGTCTATTCCAGACATTCCTGTTGACGCAACGACGGATGAAATAGGAAAAGCTATTGAAGATCATGAAGCGAGAATGATTGAATTGAAAAAAAGCGGGATGGCTACAAAATCTACTAATAGTATAAAACTGGACTATCGTGCTTCTACACGCGAGAAGAATGAACATACGGTAGTTGTGAAAAGCGGGGGAAAAGAGTATGTGATATACATAAACGGCAATCCGAGAGCCGCACAAGCTATTAATGGATTGACAAATCCTGATGCTTTGGATAACAAATTTATGAAAGGTATTCAGTGGCTAAATAGACAGATGGCTGCAAACTTCACAACACGCAATCCTGCTTTTATTTTGAGTAATATGAGCCGGGATATTATTTTTTCGACTTCTGCTATTTGGATAAAAGAGAATTGGAAATATGCGAAACGTTTTGATAAGAATATAGTAAGGAATACTAAAGCTATTGTCGGACTGATGGCACGATATAAATCCGATAAGCTGGATATGAGTAATTCCAGAGATAGATACTTCCTGGAATTTCTAGAAAATGGCGGAGAAACCGGATATACTGCTTTACATAATGTAGAAGAGTATAAGAAGATGATGGACCGACATGTAAAGAAGTCGAATGGAGCGGTGGGGAGTGTGTCCTATGGTATACACGCTATTGTTGACGCTATTAGTTTTATGAATCGCTGCGCTGAAAATGTGAGCCGCTTTACAACATATCAGACAAGTCGTGAGATGGGAAGAGGCATAAGTGAGTCTGTACGGGATGCTAAGGAAGTTACTGTTAATTTCAATAAGAAAGGTGCGGGAGGATTGGGGGCCGGCACTTTTAAAAGCTTATTCTTATTTTTTAATGCAGCCGTTCAGTCTTTGAACAACTTCAAAGGACTCCACGATAAAAGCAAATCTAAGTTTTATACATCTATTGGAGGATTTGCGACTGCGGGAGTATTAGTTCCGATGATTAATAATGCCATCATAGAAATGCTGATAGGTGATGGGGATGATGATATGACTGATGAGGAAAGAATGGAGTGGAGAAAAAAGATGGATGCCTATGATAATCTGCCTGAATGGGTGAGAAGAAATAATTTCTGCATTTGGATAGGCGGAGAGAGATTTATTACGATTCCGTTACCGATTGAGTTGAGAGCGTTTTATGGAATGGGGGAAATGTGGTATCAGGCGGGTAAAGGTAATATGAATGGTATTGATGGGAAAGTTAATACGAAAAAAGTATCTGTCGATATGGTAAATCAACTTACGGAATTATTGCCTATTAATCCTCTTGGCGGTAATGGAGATGCATTAAGCGTTATTGTTCCTGATGCGGGGAAACCATTGTATCAGGCGTTTACGAATAGAGATTTTTTTGGGAAGCCAATATATAAAAAGAGTGATTATAATGAGGTGATGCCAGCATGGACAAAGGCATATACTGGAACTGCCAAATGGATGGTAAATAGTGCGGAATTTATCAATGAAGTGTCCGGAGGTGATAAATATATGCAGGGAGCGATTGATATGAATCCGGCTGTTATTGAATATATTTTTGAAGGATATTTTGGGGGTATGGGAAAAACGGCTAATCAGTTGTATAAAACTATATCTATGATATGGGAAGAAGATGAACGAATGTGGCGTAATGTTCCCGTTGCAAACAGATTTATATCCGGGAGTGATAACAAGATTGATTTCAGAAAGATGAATGAAACCTATTATCAATACATGGATGAATTTCAAGTGATTGAGCAACGCTTACGAGGATATGAGAATGAGGCGAATATGGGGATTGATAAATATGCGGAAAAATACGATTTTCTCAATGAATCGAAGGAGAATGAGCGATATCAGGTTATGAAAGAATATAAATCTATAATTGATGACATATACAAATCCATTAAAGAATCGGATCCGGATGAGAAGAAGGAAATGGAAATGGAGGTTAACCTGCTGAAGATGGAGATGATAGATGAACTTAGTAAGATAAAATAGAAAGAAAAGGGATATCGATTATTCGGTATCCCTCATGATTAATAGATAGAATGTATCCATACAGAGTTATACTTTCCTTTGCTTAAAAATATGAATTCATGGCGAAAAGAAAGTTAATACCAAAGTCTAGGATTACAGAGAGTGTGGAACTGGACAGTGTGAAAAGAGAAAGCAGTAGGGATTTAGGGAATAATTTTGATATTCTTCTCCAGGCGCAGCATTGCTGGGATGGCTTACGGAGTTACCGAGAAGAGCGTGCCAGAAATAAGCGATATACTTATGGCGATCAGTGGAGTGATCTGATAGAGGATGGAAACGGGAAACTGATTACAGAGGAGAAGTATATCATGGAGCAGGGAAGTATTCCTCTAAAAAATAACCTGATTAGAAGATTAGTTCGTACAGTGATGGGGGTGTACAGAGGACAGAGTAAGGAGCCTACATGTACGGCCAATGATAGAGATGAACAAAAACTCGGAGAGACAATGAGCATTGCGCTCCAATGTAATTGGAAAGCAAACCGTATGCAGGAAGTGAATGGGAGAATATTCGAGGAGTTTCTTATAGGTGGTGGAGCATTTGAAAAAGAAACGTATGATTGGAGAAATGATAAAATGGACTGTTGGAGTGATATGGTAAGTCCAAATCATATTTTCTTTGATGGAGCAATGAGGGATGTAAGGCATTGGGATGTGTCTCTTATAGGGGAAATTCATGATCTTACTTTTGAGCGGCTCTGCGTTTCTTTCGCTAAATCTCCAGAAGATTATAAGAAGTTTCGGGAAATTTATAATTTGGCTGCTGATAGACGGTATCTGTCTGAATATGCGGATAGACTGGCTAAGAGTAAACTTGAAAATATAGATTTTCTGGCTCCATACGATACTAATTTATGTAGGGTAATAGAAATATGGAGAAAGGAGCAAAAACCTAGATATAGATGTCACGATTATCTTAACGGTGATTATTACAAGGATGAGGTGGAAAATCTTCCTAATATAGAAGCCGAAAATCAGGCAAGAATAGAGGAAGGGTTGGCTGCTGGAATGGAGATGGATGATATACCATTGATTGAAACGGAATGGTTCATGGACGATTATTGGTACTATCGTTTTTTAACTCCTTTCGGTCAATGTCTGATGGAAGGGGAAACTCCATACAGGCATAGAAGTCACCCATATACAATTAAACTTTATCCTTTCATTGATGGGGAGATTCATAGCTTCGTGAGTGACGTGATTGATCAACAGAGGTATGTAAATAGGTTGATTACATTAAATGATTTTGTTGTCCGAGCCAGTGCTAAGGGAGCCTTGCTGATTCCAGAGGAATGTATACCGGAAAATATGACTCCGGAGGATTTTGCGGATGAGTGGGCAAGGTTTAATGGAGTGATAGTGTATACTTCCGGGAAAACGGATAAGGTACCAACTCAGGTGGCGAACAAGAGTACAAATATTGGTATTTCGGAGATGTTGCAACTACAGATGAATTTAATGGAGGATGTAACCGGAGTAACGGGGGCATTGCAAGGAAAGCCGGGATATTCAGGCATGAGTGCTTCTCTTTATAATCAACAGCAGCAGAATGCATCTTCTTCACTCTTGGATTTACTTGAGTCTTTTTCTAGTTTTATTATTGAATCGAGCATTAAGAAAGTGAAGAATATTCAGCAGTTTTACGATAGTAAGCGAGTGTTGAATATTGTGGGACAAAGTGCTAATGGAGTTTCAGAATATGATCCGGAGAAGATTAATGATGTGGAGTTTGATCTTTCTATTGTAGAGAGTTCAAATACTCCAGCTTACAGGATGGTGGCTAATGATTTCTTAATGGAAATTTGGAAAACCGGACAAATCAGTGTGGAACAATTGCTGGAAAATGGCAATTTCCCGTTTGCGGATCGTTTGCTGCAGAGTATTAAGAGTCAACGTGAAGAATTGGAAAATGGTAATATTCCTCCGGGTATTTCTCCGGAAGTTCAGCAGCAGGTGGCACAAGGAGCCAATCTTCAAGCTGTGCAACAGTTACAAACTGCGATGAGATGAAATGATGGGTAGCCCAAAAGCTACCCATTATTGATTATCTGATTGCCATTTTGTATTGGATGGTCAGTATTTTTAGTCTTATCTGTAAGCGAGTAAAGAATGGAAGGCGAGGTGCGTTTTTCTTCCGAATTCTGGATGCTCTCATATATCGATGAAACATGAGACGTTTGGCTTCTTGAATTTCAGGGGTGATGGCTTCCATTTCCACATTTCTAGAAGAATATGGTGTGAAATAGAAACTTTCTCGGATCAAATCACTAACCTTTGCGGAGTATGACATTTGGCCATCATGTTTTAACTTTCTAAAAGATGGTCGATGCATGATTATTAACCTGTCTTTTTCGTCGGGCATAACGAAATATCGTTTCCCGTTCTGATTGTGGGCTTTGATGGCCATGTGGATAGCGAATTTTAATTTTAGCTCATCTACGTTGTAGTGGATGTAATTTACTAATTGCTTGAACATAATTGATGGATTTATAAGGTTGCCGCTGAAATGACTTTTCTTTTAGCAACCTTGGGTTTATTTTCTATTATTTTAGGTAGCGGCATGTTGTTGGAGATGTGTAGGGCAATAGCTCGTGTCATAAGTTTGTCGTCATGTTTCCCATCAATGGCTCCGAATGCACCATTCTTTTTCTTTTCGTAACACAGATATTCGTCTATGGTTTCTTTATCTCTCTCTATGTAAAGTTGTTCTTCGATATATTTTACTAAGTTGTCTATTATCAGAGGTTTAGTTAAGCGATTGGTTTGGAATCCCCACATCGTTGGACGCCCTTCTTTGATTGATTGCTCGGACGCTTCTCGTTTATACATATTGGGATATACTTCTCCAATTTGATTGAGAATGTATTCAGTGTGATCTCCATCGGTATCTTGATCCTTTTCGTAGGTGTTGCTTTCCACTACAAGCAGGGCACGATTATAAAACTCGGCAATTTGTGCCATTTTCCATGCTAACAGATCGTGCCGGATGTGTCCACTCCATTCTGCTACTATAACCGGTTTGTCACCGTACATGAGCCAGAAACGGTCTAGGACTGTAATTATGGAAAAGTCTGCTTTGTCTGATCGACCACCGACGTCGACTACTACGAGATATCGATTACTGACGATGATTTCTTTGTCCGGAAGCTCCCACACTTTGAACAGTCCCTGGCTGTCATGCACGAATCGTGTAGAGGACAGAGATTTTTTTCCTTCGGTGGCTTCTCCTCTTACTTCTCCTTTAAAACGAGGGTCCCTGCAGTATTTGCGTAATTCTTCTACCGCATATTGATCGAATACTTTTTTCCCGGAGTGTTTGAACGCTTCGATATCATCGGATGGAAATTCGGCTGCCATGTCTGAATGTGAGTTATAGGACTTACGTTTACTGACATACCAGTTGATGGCTTCGAGTGTGGCTCCCATCTTCCATAGTTTCCAAAGATAGCGTCCGCTTTCGGAGCGAGATGTTTCTTCTGTGTTTTCTCTATTGTCTATGAGGAAGTTGATGAAATTTTCTTTCTCATAATCTGATTTGAATGGTTTGGAATACATATCAATTTCAAACCATGAAACAAATACAGGGGTTCGGTCTGACTTCTTGTCTTTGGCAGCAAGCCATTCGGTGTGAAAGAAGTTGCCTGTTCCATTGGCTGTCGATTCAATGATGTCTATAGTAAGTGGCTCAAGAAGTATGGAGGAAGATACTGAACGTATGATGTCTTCCGGAGTCTTTCCATCGGTGGCTTTCCATAGTCCAACTTCAGACATGTGGGCTAAAGATATATCTCCACCACGGATTGAATCTGGACGTTCAGCTGTTCCAATGCATATTACTGAATCTCTTGCGACTTCTCCCTTTTGGGAGATGACGGTATCATTATGAGAGCCTTCATAAGGAGTTAATTCCAGTTTTCGGGAAGGATCTAAATCCAGTAATTCAGGTGGGTATTCTTTCAACATCTTAGAATACATGGCTCGTATCTTACGGGAGGTACCGGTATCTTGAGCTACGATGGCGGAGTAAAATCCTTCTTTGTGCACTAATTGAATCCAAGCCATATATATTTGCACTAAAGTGGACCCTCCCCATTGACGTGCTTTAAGTAGAATTACACGTATAGGAAGATCGGCAAGTCTCATTCTTTCGAGCACTAACAGGAGTTTCCGTTGTGGGCGATTGAGCTTGAATGGTATATTCTTTCCACCAAACTTATTTTTTATTTTGACGTATGAGTATGCCCAAAAGGGAAAGTCGTGTTTTATCCTTAACAGAACGAACTGCTTTATTAAGTTTTCCCGTTCCTGTTCAATCTCATCATCCGGAACATTTATAGATTTTAAAAATGATAATATAGAGCCACTCTTGGATAATTCAGTGACTAATTTTTTGTTAGCCATTGATATGGGGATATATTGTACCGGGAGAATATAATCAGACAATCGAAGAGGGACTCGTTCTAATGGTGAGCCTTCTCCAGTGAGCGGATTAAATGTGTCGTTTATCAGGTCCACCCTTCTCTTATTCTCTTTTATAATTTCAAAGGCAGTCATTTTTAAAATGATTTATGTTCTTGTAAATGGCCGACACAGTTAGTCCCAAGATGAAACATACGAGATGTATGGCACCTGCTATATGAGGGATAATGAAACCTGCAATCAATATAATGGTTACATAAATAATATTTTTTTTAGTGGGAGCTGATGTGAGGCTTATCCCTATTATGGAAAATATCATTCCTGATATTCCAACTGTTGGTATGGAAGAGGATACGATGAAAGATGCTAATACTGACATAAGATATATTGGAAGGAGGATTTTAGGAGATGTTTTTTTCTTTAAACAAAACCATAGTGCATAGATATTGGATAGCAGATGTATCAAACTTCCATGTATAAATGGATATGTGAAGTGTGTCCACCATGGTGAGGCTGACGAAACTCCATATATGCAGGATGGGATTCCTACGAAATAGATTATCGCAAGAATCGCAATAATTGTGATCTTTGTTGGCACCATTTTGACTTTATCTGACTGATTATTACTTTCGCTGACCCGGGTGTCATGTAGAAGCAAGGGGCTTCTTGGGCTACTACTATTTCTACTAATCTAAATATCCGCATATCTGGATTCTCTATGCGTAGTTTCATTACACGGCTATATATTTCTTCAAACATTCTCTTTTTATTATTTCCCATATAATCTATGTTGTTTCCTTTCATCATATAGGATATTACTTTAGAGGCTTGCTCTTCGGAGACCCAAAAGCGTTTTGACTTACTTTCGACAATTCGCTGGTAGACAACTTCCATGCTTTCTTCTTCCGGAGAGGACATTACGCATTCACGAAATACTCGTAGAAGATCAGAGTTTCGTTCATCTCTATATTCAAAAAAACGTCCTTTCTTTCCTCTTTTTCCCATAAGTGAAATAAAATAGAATGATTACTACGCTGATTGATACAAAGTTAATTAGAAATGACGCATACTCGTTAATATGTAGAAAAACATATATAAACATGGATTGTACATTTGCTTAAAATAATAATGACGTAAAATAAGATATGTATGGAAGATGAAGAAAAACAGGATGTTAAGAGCAAAAAACAACAGTTAATCGAACGGATGCAAGCTAAGAATCCGGATTTGAACTACGACGACGAGGAGGCTTTATACGGTTCTATTTACGACGATTACGCCGATTACGACGGGAAATTGAAGGGGTACAAAGAGAATGAAGAAAAGTTGGTGTCAGCTTTTAATAAGGACCCGAGAGTGGCTAGTATGTTCTTGGCTATGACTAAAGGAGAAAATCCACTATTATATTTGATTGACAACTTTGGTCAAGAGGAGATAAGAGCTGCATTGGATGATCCGGAAATGAAAGAAAAGATCGTAGAACGGCAAAATGCTTATTTGGAGAGACAGACAAAAAACAGTAAGTTGGAGGAAGAGGCAAAGGTGAATATCACAGTTTCATTGGATGCTCTGGAAGAAGCTAAAAATGACTTGGGATGTAGCGATGAAGATGCGGATAAAGCATTTGAATTGTTTGCGCAGATACAGGAAGACGCTATTGTGGACAAAGTGACAAAGGACACCTGGATTATGCTTTTGAAAGGCCTGAATCATGATATAGATATTGAAAATGCTGCTCATGAGGCTGAAATAAAAGGAAGAAACGCCAAAATAGACAAGGATAAGAAGAAAAAGACTATTCCAGATGGCATTCCTCCGCAATTGGGAGGACAGGGGGCTTTGGAAAACAAGGCTGGCAAGAAAATGGTGATTGAGGGGGCGTTAGCTAAATATTCGGATGATGATTCGGATGATATATGGGCGAGAGGAAAAAAAGTATAATTACTAATTTAATAGAAATAACAAGATGAAAAAAAGTTTTTTATTTAAAATGACAGGGGCTTTGCTCCTTATGCTCGTAGCTTTTTTGACAGGGGCTTCGGGTTGTGTATTATTTGCAGAGGGTGCGGTAGATTTGCCGGATGCGGGAAAGACGATTCCTGGAGCTGCTACTATTACAGCAGGTCAGGAGGCGGTGGATGAACTTTACACCCAGGAGATAGATAAAAGAATTACGAAAATCAGACCGATGGCTACTCCGATTGACCAAATCACACGCCATGCTAAAGCGATGAGTACGAAGAGTATGGAGGTGAAGTATTATACTGTGGGTACTCGTCCTATTAAGGGAAAGCTTACGGCTGCATTCACCGCCCAGACGACAGGAAATACGGCTGAATTGACAGTGAGCGATCCTGACATGTTTAGTGAATCAGATACTATTCGTGTGATTGGCGTAATGGGGTATAAAGAAGATGGGGTTACGGTGGATACGAAAGAATTGGTTCTTTGTGTATCAGGTGCTGCCGCTTCCGGCAATCCTTTGGTTTATGCGGTGAATGGGAAAAAAGATGGTAATGGTAACCCTATTTGGATTCCGGCTATTCCCATTAATACGGTTATCGTGCGTATGGGAAAGGCTTGTGCGGAATTGGATGCTCAGACTAGTTCATTCAGCAATATCCCAACCCCGGAAGTGCAGTATTGCCAGAACTTCATGACACAGGTGGAACAGTCTACTCTTGATAAATTGCAAAGCAAAGAAGTGGAATGGAACTTTAGTGATTTAGAAGAAGATTCCATTTTCGATATGAGAATGGGTATGGAGAATACATTCTTATTTGGTGTGAAGGGAAAAGCGAAACATCCTGTAAAAAAACAGAGTGTATGGTTTACCGGTGGTATCTGGTGGATGGCCGGAAAAGATATTATTGTGGGAGATTGGAATGACACTACTGGAGAGGCGGAAATTACTGATAATGAATTAGTAGATATTACCAAAGATTTATTTACGGGTGTTGGTGTTGGAAATAAGCGTAAGATTCTTTTTGCGGGTAGTGATATGCTTGCGGCATTCTCTAAGATTAAGTCAGATAAGTTCCGATTGAAAGAGAGTGTTGAGAACTGGAGTTTGAAATTTAAAAGTTTTGATACAGATTTTGGTGAGGTCCTAGTTATTCATCATGAATTGTTTGATCAAAATGGAATGAGTGACTGCGGTCTAGTTCTTGATCCGCAATTCTTGACTAAACGAACTTTTGTAAGTTGGAGTAGAAATATTCTGGATTTGAAATCTGCAGGAGTAAGAAATACAGATGCGATTGTATTACAGGAGATTAGCTGCGTTTATCTAAGATATGCTAAGGCTCATGCTCGATTGAAACTGGCTAAATCTGCGTAACTATCAATTATTATATAACAGGGAGCGGAGTTATCCCGCTCCTTTTTAATACATACGAATATGATAAAAGTATATAGATGTGTTTCTGAAATTTCTTTTAATCTGAAAATTGACGGGCATAAAAGAAGAATCAATTTTGAACCGATGACTGGTGGGAGAAGTCAGTTTCGAACAAATGAACATAAGGTGCAAGAGGGGATTGAAAAATTAGATCAGTTTGGAAGTATTATCCATGTGGCTGATATTATTGAAGAGAATGGGGATGATGAAGATAAAGATAGCCCCAAGGTGGATGGTCCTCTGAATATTATTGAAAAAGGGCATGGAAAAGAAATGGACGAAAAACTTTCCGATGGTAAGGAAGGAGAGAAAATGCTGAATGAAGATGGATTTGATGGCGAGAAAGACATTCAGAAGGATATAACTTCTTTTGCTGAAGCTAAAGAATATCTGATAACCAAGGGGTGCGAAAAGACAATTCGGAGTAAGGAAAATATATTGATCTATGCACAGGAACTTGGTGTGGAGTTCCCTAATCTGAAATAAGATGAATTACAGCGTTCAAAATATTATTAGAGATGTGCGTAAGACCTTAGATGAGAATGAGGTTAACACCTTTTTTATCGATGATGTCTATACTATTTCCATGGACGCTATTATTGAGCAAAAAATATTGGATGCGGTAAGAAGTGTAACAGAAGCTGCTCCTACGAGGTTGTTGGACGGCGGGGTGGACTTTGCTTCTATCCTTAATTGGGAGAGTGGGACCAAAGGGAAAGGAATGGGGTATACATCTCTCCCTGATGATTATATGCGATTGGTTATTTTTCAGATGAGTGACTGGAGAAGACCAGTTATAATCCCAATTGAGGATACAGATCCATTGTATTTTCTACAAAAATCAAAGTTTTCAGGAATTAGAGGAGGTATAGATAAACCTATTTGCGCAATAACGACTTATCCTATAGGTAAAGTGATGGAATTTTATTCATGTGTAGGTGGTGAGTCTGTTACTGTAAAAATGGCAAAATATATACCTTTTCCTTCTATAAAAGATGAGGCTATAGATATTTGCGCCAATATATATACCCCTATTATTTATTATACAGCGGGTCTTGTATGTATGACATATAAAGAAAAAGAGCAAGGAGAATTGTTGTTTTCAATCGCTAAAGACTTCTTGAAATGAAAGATATGCATAATCTTGGGATATTTGATTCCTTAGTAGAAGTATGGGATTCATACCCTTATGGAGGATGTCCCGGAGATTATGTTATGATTGGGGAAGGGGTAATATATTGGAATGATGAGCGTAGAATTTGGGGAGATTTTGGAAGTGATATTTCATCGGACAAAGATCAAATAGTAGAGGGGAACCTGACCGTTGATAAGAATCTGACTATCGGTGGAAATATTAAGGCAAATAATGCTGATTTCAATAAACTTGTAGCAGATACGCTTGATATAAAGAACCCTCCTTATGCTTTGAAAAATCATAATCATGATGATGTTTATGCTACAAAAGAACATAAACACCTGCTAGAAGATGTTATAGATAGTGGTGAGGGAGTAGTTGTTCCTGGTAAGATAGAAAATGCTAAACATGCAGATGTAGCACATGACTTAGATAAAAAAAGTCCAGTAAACGAACGTTTTATAAGTAAAAATGGTGATGACACAGCCACCGGATTAATTACTTTTTTGAAAGGTCTTGTTTCTGAAGGACTTATAAAAGCCCAAGAAGGCATTGAATTAGGCGACTTTCTTTCTGGTATTTTAGGCAGTGGCGGATGCTTCAAGGTAAATCCTCAAAACGGCAAAACATATATTGAGGCGGATGAAATTTATATCCGCTTAAAAGCTGTTTTTGATACTCTCGAAATTCGTCATTCCACTCATGTTGGCGGGCAACAGATATTGTCTCCTGCCGGAATGACGTGTATTCGTGTCGAAGAGTACGATACTTATTACCGTTGCTTTATGAAAGCTGATGACGGAAGTAAAGCTGTACAAAATCTTTTTGCAGAAAATGATCAGGCCCAATGCCGTGATATAAATGTTAAGGAAGGCATCTATGATAATGTCAGTAATCAATATTATTGGCGTTTAGTCGTTGGCGTTGGAGATGATTATATAGACTTGAGTAAGGATGATTGCGATACAGGGAGTACTGTTCCGGCTGCTGGTGACAATATCTGCCAACTTGGGAACCGTCTATATAAAGAGAGGCAAAATGCTATTGTTATCTCTTCCTATGGTTCTGATTCTCCCTCATTTAAACAATATGCCGGAATCGATTCCTATTCTCTTGAAGGTAGGGAAGTAACAGTGTTGTCCCCATCCGGAAATGAGCTTTCCGGTAAATTACATATTCAGCCCGGTTCTACCGGTTGGCAGAGTCTTGACGGGTTACCGGAAGGAATTAAAGAGGCGGCAGATAGTGCGATTGGCGGCATTGAATTTGGAAAGAATAATCTGTTACGTAATTCCGGTTTTACAGGTGACTACCAAACGGCTAACTTGAATTCGGACACTTCTCTTGACGTAACATCGGAGTTGTATTCTCCATCTCTGAAATATTGGGATGTTGTTAATGCTGTTGCGCAGGAATCCGAAATCTCCATGTCGGGGAAAGAGGTTGTCATAAAGTCCGGCAGTATGACGCAAGCCTTATTCTATAGAATTATTCCAGGGGAATCATATATCTTTTCTTTTTATGGTAAAGGAACAAGTGTAACATTTTCGTGTGGCGGCTATGCGGAAACAATCCCTCTGACAGATGAGTACGAACGTTATATCTGCCGTTTTAAGACACTTTCTGCGGGAAGTATTCTATCTATCCACTCTGCAACAGGTAGTTTCTGCGAGCTACAGCTGGAAAGGGGGACTGTTCCATCATCATGGGGGGCATCCATGATGGATAACACTTCTGAACTGGCCCATTATCAGGAACTGGAATATCTGACATCGGCAATCAAGGAGGGTTCTGTAGATGTGCTTGGCGGGCTTATTTTAGCTAACATGCTCCAGTTAGGTAATTATAAAGACGGTAAGATGCAGAAAGTGACGGCTGGCATCAGTGGTATATATAATAACGATGATGATGTATTTGCATTTGGAGGTGGTACACTTGAACAAGCGATTTCTACAGTTGCTAAGTATAAAGACAATCCATCTTATCAACCTACGGATGAGGAGTTGAACAGTATTGCAAAGATTGTTTTTACCCATGGCGGGCGCACAATTCTGAACGATGTTGTTTTACGCGGATACATTTATGCTTTGGGCGGTGTCTTTTCAGGAAAGGTTTCTATTGCGGATGGGAAGATTCTTTTGAATGAAGACGGAACAGGGCATTTGGCTGACGGATCTATCTATTGGGATAAGTATGGATATTTATATCAAAAAAGTAGGCCAAGGATTGTTTGGAGGGAGATACAGCAAGAGATGGAAGCTGAAGGAATGGATATGAATGAAAAAGCTCCCTACAATATTGATCTGCGAAAAGGGACTTATATTAATACATTATGCTATCACAGCGATGTAAGGTATATTAATTTGCCTAGCCCTGCAGATTCGCCCGGTGCAATTTTAGATATTAAGTCTTCTGTTGGGAGTCGTAGTAGTGGGGCTTTCTTAATTCGATGTTCTTCCGCTAAAATGCAACGTTATGAAAATAAATCGATGGTAATTTACGATGCGGTCTATATGCCCTTAAATACACAAGGAGTTATTGAGGCTATGGCGGGACCTGATAATAGTTATTGGTTAATCGATGAAAATTTTATTAAGGGAGATTGATATTGATGGAACTGAATGAAATAAAAAAGACGGCTAGTTGGGGGAAAGTTGCTACCTCTATCAATGAAAATTTTCAGAAGACTTCAATGGAAATCGAATTCTTAAAATCTTCTTTGAAGTATTTCAAAGGATATTTCACCTCTGAAAGTAGCCTGAAAGCAAAAATTCCCCTTCCACGTGTCGGGGATTATGCCTATGTTGGCAATTCCTATCCGGGAATAGTGTATGCATGTGATGTATCCGGAATATGGTACAGTACAGGAAAATCCCCGGCTGATACCCCCGGGGTCGACTTGAATGATTATGCGAAAAAGGAAGAAACGGATACTATTAAGGCTCAAACCCTGAATAACGCTTCTGATATAGGGCGCTTGACTAACAGTGTCAACACGGTGCAGGAATCCGGTTTCCACTTTCCTGATTCATCGGGTAAAGATGTAATGAACTATACCGATAAAGGTTTTGATGTTGCTAAGGTTTCAGCACACCTTTTGTCACTCATTCTTTCAACGGGAGTAATATCGGAAGAGATGCTGTCTGACGAAGTAAAAGAGTTAATAAATACACTGAATCTGGGCGAAGCGCCCGGTACAGCCTATGAGGGTGACAAAGGAAAGGCTAACGCTGATGCGATAAAAATACTTGATGCTTCGATAAAGGCTATGAATAATTCTCTTGAATCAGTTTCGTTTATCATGAAAGTCAATGAACCCGGCTTTCATTTTCCTGACTCTACGGGGAAAGATGTGATGAATTACACAGAGAAAGGTTTTGATGTTGCAAAAATATCAGCTCATTTCCTTTCTCTGATTCTTGCAACTGGCGTGGTAACATCAGATATGCTTTCAGATGAGGTGAAAAAATTAATAGCATCGTCTTCGGGAAGTGCCGATTATCTGTCCTCTATAATCCTGAAAGTGTTGGAATCCGGTTATCACTTCCCTGACTCTACCGGAAAGGATGTGATGAATTATACAGAGAATGGATTTGATGTTGCAAAGGTATCTTCGCATTTCATCGAAGTTCTTAATAGTTCGGGAATTTCAGGAAGTCTAACCTACGAAATAATAAATGATAGAATATATAACTTTTAAAAATACTATTATGGCAGGACTTGCATTTTTTATAGATAGTACTTTCGATACACACTTGGATGTGTCTCCCACACCTTCGGGTGATATTAAAGTAACAGGTATAAGCATAATTGGTGAGGCTTCCATTGATGGTGTCTCCGGCACATATTCGGTATCATATTCCCCCGCGTCTACAACACAGAAAGGCGTTAACTGGTCTATCGTTTCAGGAGCCAATTATGCTTCAATCAATTCTTCCGGTGTCTTGACAGTGAAAGAGGGTGCCTCCGGTAGCTTAGTGAAGATAAAAGCGGCATCATCTTACAACCCACTTATTTATGCTGAAAAAGATGTAACAGTAACTTATAACGATTCCGGTGCAAGCACGGTTATTTCAGAATTCTGTAGACGTGTACTTGCTGATGGTGGAATATTACTGAAAGGTTCTGCTGGAGCTACACAAGAAGAGTACGATCGTCATACTGCACTTTTGGGTATAGAGCCTAAGCTTGATTTTCTTGGGTATAAAGAAACGGGAGGTGTTATTTCTAAACTTTATTCAATTGATTCAAAATATGATTGTGATAGTCTGACTGGAATCGTGCTAAATGATGGTATTATAACTACTACGGAAGCGGCAGGTAAGATTCTTTATAATAAGAATTTCAACAATGGTGATATTAGGACAGAGATGACGCATTTGTATTATGAAGGTCCGTTGGATACATATTCGACAACCGAATCTGTATTTGTTGCAAACATATTAAAGAGCTCATATTCCGGACGTTATGATGTACAAAGCGCTAATATATTCTACATGGGCGGTCTTATCAATGTACAGTATGCAGGTAGCATTAAGGCAGGGGACGGTTTTCCTGCAACTTCTCCAACGAAGATAAAAGTGGAAGTTGATGGTAATGCATCCGGTGAGGAATATGCGCCTGGTTATGTCAAGTCGATCTCTATCAATGATGTAGATAAACTTTCCACGCGTGTACAAATGGCGGATTTCTGGTCAAATGATACAAAAGACGTTTCTTATATCAAGACATATCAGGGTTTTCAACTATGTATAGCAGGGTGATATGGAAAAGAAGATAGTACAATTATCCGATAAATCTAACAATCTGCAACCTTTGCCTGTAACGGTATCTGATGCAGTTTATTTAACAGGAATCAATCCAATCCGGGGAACAGTAGGACGCTTTTCGGACGGAGAGGATGTAAATGGCCTCACTTTAACGGAGTTTATAAATAAAGCGTTCTGCTTTCAGGAATCATTCTCTTTCTTTCATATATCAGACACTCATAAATCAATCTACGGCTTAAATAAGTGTAAGGAATTGATGGACACAGACGAGAGTATATATACGCTTGTTACAGGTGATTTGCAGCTTACTTCCGAAATGAAACAAGTTGTTGCATCAAGTGACAGGTTTCTTGTGATGTTAGGGAATCATGATGTAGCGGATGATTTCGCTCATAATCAAGCGGATGCGAAGGCTAATTATATCACTCCGTATATGACAACCAGAGCCGTAATGGGTGATCCTGAAGGCGCAGGGAGTTACTGGCATAAAGACTTTGTTGTAGACAAGAATACTATCCGTATAATTTCCTTTGATGAATATGAATACACAGAGGTTGGAACTCCATCAGGTTCACAGCATGGTGTTGTATATTCACAGAAGCAAATGAACTGGTTTATTAACTTGCTGAAGAATACTCCTTCTAGTTATTATCTGATTCTTGCGCATCACCAACCTGTATCAGCATATCGAAATGAGAATATGGGCGAGTTTATTTCAGAAAAAGCACCGGATAACTATGAATATGAATCAATTAATAACGCTTCGGACAAGAGCAAGTCCTGCGACCCTTTGATCCTTCCTAAAATCATGGATGCTTACTTGAAGAAAACGGTGATAGAAGGCACTTTCTTCTGTGGTGATGTAAATGGTACTCAATTAACTATAAATGAAGATTTTTCCGCAAGTACTCCTTGTAAATTCTTATTTCATATTGGTGGTCATACGCATTGGGATGTATGCGAATATCTTCCACTTTTTCCAGAACAATTGCAATTAGTGATAGATCAGGATAGGCCACAGCAATATAAATATTCAGATTTGAAAAGAAGTACAGGTGATGAATCTGCATATTGCATAAATCGTGTAACAATCGATTTTGATGAAAAGAAAGTGAAGTTACAACGCATTGGTGCCCATATAACGGATTCTAATAAGAATAGACAGAATCTAGAGTCTAAACTGAAAATATAAAGGTATAAATGGAACTAAACGATTGGCTAACAATACTCGGAGCTTTAGGAGGCTTAGAAGCTATCAAATGGATAGTTAACTTCTACGTTAACCGAAAAACGAATGCCCGAAAGGAAGACGCTACAGCCGACAGTATGGAAGATGAGAATGAACGTAAACAGGTTGATTGGTTGGAGAAACGCCTTGCCGAACGGGATGCGAAAATTGATACTATCTATGTAGAACTCCGGCAAGAACAAGCTGCCCATTTAGATGAAATCCATAAACGGCATGAGACAGAATTAAAATTAAAAGAGTCTGATATGAAGCGTTGCGAAGTGCGGAAATGCCTTGAACGCGAACCTCAGACGGGTTACTAAAAAAGGAGGAGGAAAAGAAATGAAAGTACTAATAGATAACGGACACGGTGAGAATACACCGGGTAAACGTTCCCCGGACGGAAGATTGAGAGAATGGGCGTATTCAAGAGAGATTGCTGATATGGTAGTATCAGGATTACGCAAACGTGGTATTGATGCTGAACGTATCGTGAAAGAGGATACAGATGTTCCTTTGTCCGAGCGGTGCCGACGGGCTAATGCTGTTTATAAGGAGACAGGGAAGAAAGCTATCCTTATTTCCATTCATTGCAATGCAGCCGGTAATGGCGGTTCTTGGCTGAATGCAAGAGGATGGAGCGTATTTGTGAGTAATAATGCTTCAGCTAATAGTAAGAAGCTGGCTACCTGTCTAGGTGAAGCTGCTGAGGTGCAACGGGTAACTATCCGAAAACAAACACCAAAGTTGATGTATTGGGAGCAAAACCTAGCCATCTGCCGGGATTCTAATTGTCCGGCTGTGTTGACTGAAAACTTCTTTCAGGATAATAAGGAAGATGTGGATTTCCTGCTGTCAGAAGAAGGTAAACGGACTATTGTCTCTCTTCATGTGAAAGGCATTTGTAAATATCTGAAAGTATGAAAATGCTAATCTATATAACCATATTCCTGATGTCGGGAATATGGTTTACTTCATGCAAGACTTCACGGAATATTGAGGCGCAAAAACAAATTGATTACTCCAGAGAGTTTCAATATCTCCGAAATGTTATTGAATCGCTACGACTGGATGTGAATAAGCAAACGAAAGTTACTACTGACAAGTTGAGCGATCTGAAGATGGAGAATAAAACAGTTTACTTGTCGTCTCCGGATTCAACTGGAAAGCAATATCCGATTAAAGAAAGTACTACTACTGCATCCAAGCAGGATCAGGAAAGAACAGAAGTTGATGAAACATTATCTATTGCCTTGCAACAGTTCTCTAATAGATTGGATTCATTGAGTTATAAAGTAGATGCTGTATTGAATCAAAAAGAAACGGTTCTTGAATTGTCTTGGTGGGATTTACATAAGGATAAAGTGTATATAGGTCTCATTTTCTTAATAATAATTGGCGGAATAGTATTCAAATTAAAAAAATAATAACCCGTTGGCGGAATTAAATAAGCGCATATTTAAGTCTGCCAATAGGTTTGTTGTTAATGTGGTTTATATATTGAAGGATTGTAAATGCACTTATTTTCCCGAGTATTCTGGTAAACAATCCTACTGTATCTTTAGCATAATTTCTCACTATCATGAACTGATCGCATAGTTGTGAGAAATCCGTTTCGATTCTTTTCCTGGCTTTAGCAAATGGGATGAATGTAGGACTCCAGTCCTTTTGGTTCAGTCTATATGGAACTTCAAGTCTTATATTTGCAGTCTCAAACAAATCCAGTTGCACATTCTTACTAATATATCCTCTATCTCCGAAAATGCTGCAGTCATGATATTCATATCTGATATTTTTAAGATAATTGATATCGTGAACACTTGCTTTTGTCAGGTCAAAGGAATGGATAACTCCACTTAAACCGCAAATAGCGTGTAATTTATATCCATAGTAATAATTCTTCTGAGAGGCACAATATCCGAATGATGGAGCTTTACTATAATCGTTTCTGCCCATTTTACAACGTTTCCCTCTAGCTACCCGGCATACCTCTATAGGTTTTGAATCAATACAGAAATATTCTTCACCACCATCTATCTTCTCAGCTATTCTTTTACGGATAGTGTCGCATAAGGTTGATGTAGTTTTACGCCTGTCATTATACTGGCGTCTTGAAATCAGATTGGGCATTTTATCCTTATACTCAGAAAGTCTAATGAAAAGATTACTTTCACTATCTATACCCATGGCTTCGGATGTAAGGTTCAAAGCTATAACTTCTATATCTGAAAACTTGGGAACAACACCTGGACGAGGAATATTTCCCTTCTCATTTATGAGGTTATCGCCAAATTGCTTGCAAATCTTAAGAATTTTACTGAATATTGTATATAAGTTGTGCATATATTGATGATATATTAAAGGTTTGACCATCTCTAATATACTATAAATCAATAATATGCACAACTTTTTAAACATCAATATATTATCTTTTTAATTCCGCCAACGGGTTAATAGTATATTTGTGTACAGACGTGGATGTCTGTTGTATCATCTCTCTATAGAAAAGTTGCTAGTTTTCGAGAACGAGAGGCAATACGCTATTTACTCCAAAAGGAATGAGCCTCGACTAAGTGTAGTCGGGGCTTTTAATTTTGCAATTTGATGTGACATCTCTCCAAATCATAAATTTAAAAGCATACCTTTGTGGCATAACTTAAACGATACATTTATGGAAAATGGTATTTTATATATAATAGGAAATGGCTTAGATAAATATCATAAAATAAACACTGGTTATGATGACTGGTATAACTATGTAAAAAAAAGAAAAAATAGCATTACCTATCTTTTTTTTAATATAGAAGAATTTTTTGAAACATATTTTGAAGTAAAACCTCAAATTGATAAAAAAAACGAATGTTTGTGGTCTGATTTTGAATCTTTTTTAGGGACTTTTAATTCAAAATTGTTTTATGAAGATAACGATGAAACTTCGGAATGGTACTTTGAACAAGACATCCCTCCGTCGGGTGGTTATGATGGATTAAAGAGCGACTTAATTACTCACGCGTACGAATGGCAGAATAAAATTAGAGGTTTATTTTTCGATTGGATTAAAGATGTTTCCGAAACCGAGATAGAACTAAGAAATATGCATTTTGAAAAAAATGCTCTCTTTTTATCTTTTAACTATACCCCTACACTTGAAAGATTCTACAATATTCCAAAAGTTTTTCATATACATGGATATATTGGCGATGGTAATGAGGAAAATCTTGTTTTTGGACATGGAATGGAAGTTTCAGAAGGTGAAACATCTGAACTAGATGAAAATGGAGAAAGCAATAGAACTCCCAGTTATGACGCAGAAGCAGCCTCTCATGCTCTTTTTTATCAATTTCAAAAGCCAGTGAAGGATATTATTGACAAAAACCTAAGTTTTTTTGATTCTTTAAGATATATCGAAAAGGTAGTTGTATTAGGACATTCTCTTAATGAAATAGATATGCCATATATTTGTAAAATTAGAGATTCTATTTCAGATAGTTCTAGTTGGATAATAGTCTGTTATACTGACGATGATAAACAGCGTGCAAAAACAGTAATGGAAAATATAGGAGTTGCTGCAGATTCACGTAAGTTGTTGTCTTGGGAAGAATATGAGAAAGGCTTGTTTTAACGAATTTAGAATCTGTAAAGTATAGTTTTATGAACCAAAATGTCGAATACGAGAAGTTTACACAAGAAATATATCAGGAGTTAAGCAATGCTCGTGGTATTACAACCAATGTTGAACACAATGTCAAGCTCATTGGTAAGTCAGGACAAAAACATCAAATAGATGTATACTGGGAATATAAAATAGCTGGTGTTCAGCACAAAGTAGCTATCGAATGCAAAAATTATAACCGTAAGCTCTCTGTTGATAAAGTAAATGCATTTCGCGGTGTATTGGCTGACCTTACTGATGTTAAAGGTATTATGATAACTCAAAAGGGCTACCAGGCAGGAGCAAAAAAAATAGCAGATTCTTGCGGAATTAATCTAAAAGAATTAAGAACTCCTAGTGAAGATGATGATTGCATAATAGCAGAAACAAGGATCAGTTTCGGTATATCTCTTACCCAACGTGTTTTTTCACTTGATAATGATTGGGCAAAAGCAAATAATATAAATTGGTTATCATATAGAAACTTCAATGCCAGCTTTTCACAACGAGGCAATGAATGGGGAAAAGATTATCTCCCTTTAGATACCGCTGAAGATGAAATTCTTGATGAAAAAGGTAATGTAATTACAACTTTTGATAAATTAGTAGATGAACTTCCTCAAAAAGCAGTACATGTATTCGATTTTAAGAACGCCTATGTTATTACCCATAATTGGGGAAAAGTAAAAATTAAAACGGTCAAATATATTAATAGCAAGACACATGAACAGAGATTTATTACTCTTGATGCGAGGAATATAACAAAAGCAATACTCAAGGATGCACTAAGTGGTGAAATAATGTTCTTTTTTAAGAGAAGATATAACAGAGGTAGCAAATAAGCTACCTCTGTCAATTATAAATAGTTTTTTCCCAATCATCCAACACAGTAACATCCCACCGCGGAAGATCCGGATTAATATAGGTTACAGACCTACCATACACAGAGAAACTTTTTCCGATAAACTCACTTATTGCTTCATCTTCTCCTTTTTGCCTCTATAAACTCTTTTATCATGATATCAGATATTCTTTTTGAATTATAGATTAATATATAGAAAGCATATCTTTCTTTTTATGGGTTTATTTGCGTACTAAAGTAATGAATATGGATGTAGTTCTAAATATAAAGAAAGCTTATGTGTATGACGAAGTAGCGAAACTTACTGGGTATGTTGGAGCTAAGACTATTGAAGATACCGGGAAAGCCTATGACCGAGTATTTACTACGGATGATGATAGATTAATGCTGGAAAGGTTTTGGAGAGAAGCTGTTGGTGCTATTACGGATGAAATAAAAAGATTTATAACCAATGTTAGCACTCAGGCTAATGCACAAACTGTGGATATTAGTGAGGTCTGGACTGCTAATTTGGAAATGCCAAGTAACTTTGATAATAATCTGATTGATTCGATTAATGATTCTCTTTTTTCTTATGCTGTTAATTCAATTGTCAGTAAATGGTTTGCTATAACTAATAAGGAGGAGGCAGACATGTATTCAGGGATGGCTGTGAATTGTGGTAATGAAGCTAAAAGTAAGTTGTATTACCGGAAAAAGCCTAAGAGGGTGGTCCCGTCTATTTGAAAATATTCATTTTAAAAAGAAATATATATGGCGAAGAAGGAGTTGGTTATTACTCTGGTTAAAACAGAGTTGGTTTATGAAGTGCAAAACAAAACACATTTAACTGGCGTTAGCCGTTTTGCTGGAGATAATTTTGAACAGGTCGCAAACATGCAGATGGGAGATGATGAAGAACATAAGAATCAGATTCTTCGTTCTTTGGGCGATGCCTATAGAGAATTGAAAACAAAAATGTCAAATTACATGGTTGGCAATACAGATAAAGCGAATGATATTCAAGAGGAAGAAGATGGAGATTTCAAATTGACATTAAAGATGCCAAGTAATTTTAATCAAGCTGTGTTAGATAGTATTGCAGTCGCTTGTCACAGGTTCCTGGTAAATACTGCCATATGTGATTGGTTTATGATAACTAACCCGAATGAGGCAAAGAACTATTCTGATTTGGCCGTTATTGCTCTGCAATCTATTAGAGAGGCAGTAAACAAAAGGGTTATTCCTACAAGGGCTGTGCCGAGTGTATCTGTGTGATGGATCGGTATATATCTATAAAGCTGATCAGAGCTGAACTTATCTATGATATTAATCTTTCAGCATATGCAGTAGGTGAAACCATTCGCGGAGAGGATAATGATCGGAGTTTAGTGATGGATATTTGTGATGATGGTAAAGTCGATAAGGTAACTATGTGCCTTAACAAGGCTTGGGGAGAATTATTGAATGATATGACCGGATATACGAAGATTGAAACTGATAAGGATATGGATACGGATAACACATTTGTTTCTCCAGAAGAGTATTTGGTTCGTATATGTGTTCCCAGTAGCTTTTCAAAACTTAATGTGGAAGCTGTGAAGAATGCGATGCATGCTTATCTAGTGAATAAAGTCTTATCCGGATGGTTTGCTGTTACAAAGAAGGATGAGGTGGCATATTATGAAAGTGAGGCGTTGGCTGAAATAGCAAAGGTAAAAAGGTTTCTAAATATGAGAGTAAAACCTATTAGGATAAAAATGCATCCTTTCTAAGGGATACGGGTAGTCAATAAAGCGTTGACTACCCGTATTGGTTTATCTGAGCTTGTTCGTCTGTCGAGTTTCAAATATTATGGATGTTCCTGATAGGCTTTCTCCCGGAAGTAACTCTGTTATAATAGCGAATCGGAAGTATTTGTAAGGGCTGCCATGAATAGAGCGTATCGTATGGTCGGTGCTTGAGGTTATCGGTACGAAGTTAATGCAATCTCGTGAACCGTATAGGACTGATTTTACATGTCCTTTCTCGAATACTCCCCGATGAATGGATTGGGTAATGGTCTTTAGTAAATCGGGTGAGTCAAGTTTTAATGGACGGGTGATGATGATTCCTTTTACTGTTTTTGAATGTTCATTTCCTGCATTGGATATATTGACAAGTGTGTTGTCTTTTGTCATTATGTAGGAGTCGGGATAGGAATTTACCGTATTGATAAAGTTGCTTTGCATCATACTCCATGTTTTTGACTTAAGAGAATATACATAAGCATAAAAATAATCTTTATTGAATACTATAATACGCTGCTTAGTGTAATCGTAGGATATTGCACATCCTTTTATGTATTCAATAAAGTTCGAGTGTTTAAGATGTTCAATGGTGAGTCCTGTCATTTGAGCCAGTTGTTCGCATCCCCTTAGTGTAGTTATATCAAAGGCCTTCTCATTTAATAGTTCAGATATGCAGATACTTTCTGAACCTTGTATGAGCATGATGCCACGGTCGGAAGTGAATAAAACAGCTGTGTCTATCTGGGTGATTGAATCAAGATTGTTGCATACATCTCTTGTTACGGGTTGACGTGCTGTATAAGATCCAGTATTAGAAACTTCTAACGCCCAAATGCCTTGGTTTGTAAAAGCATAGAGGGGAAATTGTCCAAATTGTCCTTGTGATAATGCTTTTACGGCAGAGTTGATTCCTAGGATTTTATCAGTTCCAATGCTAACAGTATTGCTTGATGGAAAAGAAAAAGGATTGTTTACTTCTGAGTATTTAATATATGATTCATCAAAATAAACATCTTTCTCTTGTCGTTTTTTATGTTGTTCGAATTCTTCCTTTGTTGTGATTTCCCATGTTCCACTTTCTTTGGTTGTTATTGTTCCTTCTTTATAAGTTGTTAAACCGCCATCCCCATAACATGGGTCTATATCGATTGTTACATCCATATACTGTAAAAAAGAAGGGAAGCCTTTATCATTTATATTAATGTATAAAGCCATATCAGAAGTTTTTGATTGATAGAGTTGAATAATCCTTTTTTTATATTTATTTTTTTGTGAATCATAAATGTATATTTCTGCCTTATATGCATTCGCATCAGGAAACATAAATAATGGTGATAGCGGATATTGTATGACATCATTGTGTATTTGGGTTTGTTCAATTCCATTTTTTTTCGAATATATAATAACGATAGCATCAACATTCTTTTCTTCTATTTCTTTTGAACTTTTAAATTCTCCATCTTGATATAAATCTGCATATTGACCATACATATTTCCAAATGGAAAAGTTTCTTCATAGCTTATCCAAGCTGTTGTTCCATCTTGATATGTGTTCAAGTATCCACCTGCTGTCTGAATTTTATAGTTTTTTTGTTTGATGGCAATGTCAAACATTTGACGTTCTTGACTTCTAGTATTGGCTAAGTTTAGACGATTGTTATATGAAAATGTATATTTCGCCCCTATTTTTTTTCTTTTAAAGTCGGCTAATGATAATTTTTCTCCAGCATTGGATACTTGTTCCAAAAATATTTCTTTTCCAAAATCTTTTTTTTCAATGGATATTGATTTACGGAATATCATACCGTCTATTTCTTCATAAATTTTTTCTTGGGACTTCATGTCAAATGTCATACCACTTGACCCTCTTTTCCAATTGTATTTTTTATCAATATCAAATAGAGTAAATGGTGGCGTAAGAAAGATATCTATGGACGAAATAATATCTTCGATCCCTTCTAAATCCATATTTACAAGCACTTTTTCTCTATATGGTTCATAGTATGCAAAAATGGCTCTATCATTACCCATGTATAATTGGGATGAGTATTGGATTCCACCCCTTGGTGATAATAGGAACACATTTGATATTGAAAGATAGGTGCCACTGAATGATTTTAAGGCTGCTACTCCCAAAGACATATATTTGAATGTATATTTATCCCTAGTTGAAAGATGACTATTGATAAGAGCATCAGCAGCGATAAATAGGTTACGAGCTTGTACTTTGGTCATTGGATTTGAATTTGGATATGCATCTCCAATGTCTATGCCAAATACGCTTTCATTGGTAGCTATACCGTTATCATTACTTGACGGAATAGTAGAATATGCATTTTGATATTTTAAAGAAATATCATATTTGAATTTAGAAGAATCAAATACTTTATATTTTTCCTCATTCCAAAATGCATATTTTATAGTATTATCGGTTGCGATACATAAGACATTTCCCAATACAGAAATACTGTTGGCCTTACTTTCTAGTGTGAGGATCTCTTTTACTTCTAGTGGATTTTCATCTGTAAAGAATGATAACTGCAATTGTAAATTGTCCTCTTTTTTACTTTCAATTATATAATGTGTAGAAGTGATTGTTTTATGAATGAATATGACTTTCATTCCTGGGGGAAGTTTAAATAATGTTTTAGGAAGAGTAATTGGCTGCAGAGAATCGTTTTCTGATATAGCATTAATGGCGATAGATAAATCCCCATCCGGACAATCATAATCGGATGGGGTAGTGGTGATACCTGTGTATTTAATCTCTTTCTGTTGCATAGTTTTTACGGGTTATAATTGGTAATACTTTCAGACCTTCTTTTTCATAAGGATCTCCGACTCGATATGCGGCATGGTCAGATCTTCCGTCCATATCTATTATCTTCTTGCAGAGAGAGGTCCATCTTACACGGAGGTATCCTGATGCTTTATTGGCTCTTCTGGCTATTCCTACTACATTTTTATTCTTTACGTTTCGCATATAGACGTAAACATATACCTCGTCATCTTCAGTAGCTACTTGTATAGCGTCTCCTTCATGTATATCCAAGAGAGATACCACCTTTGATGTAAGGTGTATATCTCCACTAGGCATGAATTTAATGTCGGGCTTGATGTTGCTTACTATTTGTTTCATATTGAAGTATGTATTCTGTTGATCCGTTTAGGGTTCTTTTTATGAGATTGAATTTTTGATCTTGATCATACGGGAGACCGAGATCAAAAAAAATAGCCTGATTGGTAGGGCACATGTTTTCGAATACGTAGAAGCTTGTTTTTCTATTCTTTGTCACTAGTCCAACTTGTGTATTTACAGCAAATTCATATTTTACACGTTTAAGAGCGTATACGGTTTCTGAGTTATGCACTGTTTTGTAGACGAAGATAAATGGGATACCTTTTTTTTGAATGGCTAATTCTTTAACAACTCCATCTGATAGGGAGACGAAGTTTGTATCACAATGCAGGATAACAAATAATCCTTTGCGTGATTGATTGGAGCGGATAACGCTGAGCAAATTCTTTATTTTCATATTGCAAATATCTTTTTTTTATAATGGAGATTATTCTATGTATTAATCACCTAATTCTCGTCTGATTTTATCGAACTTATTTTCTGTTCGAATCAAAGTTTCTTTTGTTTTAAAACTGATGATACCTATTACCTTCATTGTGTAATTGTTCTTTTCTATTTTATCACAGAACTTCTTTGCTTCTTTCATAGAAGGGTAGGGGGTTCCTGAGATGTAGTCTTGTTGTCCATCAAATAAGAGAACTGCGTAGTAGGTATTCTTTTTCGAGAATAAATTAATAAGAAATATTTTTATTTTATTCATTGCTTTACGTTTTTATGCAACTTCACTCTTTTTACGGAGTTTGCGTATAAATGATTTTACTTTGTTAAATAAAAGTTCTGAAATATCATCCGCTTCATCTGCGAAAGATATTTGATAGATCATATCGGTGTTATCACTCATGAATTTCACATGGGATTTGGCTTCTTTTCCTACTTGTGAAATTTTGTTGAACATTTCTAGATTGTAGTCTGGATGGTATTTCTTTAGAATCTCATCGGACTCTATCGAAAGGGTTTCGATAATATCGCAAAGGAAGATGATAGCGTTGGTGTATATGTTCATTTTCTCTCTGTCTTCTTCAGACATATCGGTCATTAGACTATCCATTCGTTCTGTTTGTCCTTCGTATTCAGAAAGATACTGGTTGATAGTATGTATCTCTACATCTTCTATGAGTTTTGAAAGTCTGGATGCTTCAATATAGTTACTGGAGCGAAGGGCATTGTTTCTCTTTTTTTGGAGTGCTTGTATTGCACTGTCTTTTCGGATAGCTTGTTTCATCTGACCTACCACGTCTGGTGGTAGGTCGTTGATAGTTAGTTGGGTTTCCATTATTATTATATTAATTATTTTCTAAAAAACATATCTCCCGAAATGGATCGGGCAGTATCGTCACCTGTTAGTCGAATATACCGGAAGAAGTTCTGTTCTGTCCGGTGTCCGGTGAGCTTCATTATTTCCAGCGTCTTCATCCGACCGGTTAGATACATATTGGTTGCCGCTGAACGCCTAGCTGTGTGGCTAGATATTAGTTCCCACTTTTCACGGGTGACTGTGGCGAGCTTCTCTTGCCGGAAGTGGTTTATGTAGTCCTTTCTCGCTGTGTGGGTTGGGACCGGTTGTGATAATTGTAATGCTTTGGTCGTATCATTTTAAAAGGTTATTATTGTCATTATCCGTATCAGGAGAAGATTCTCCTACTTTTATTTCTACCCCATCTTCACAGGCTCCGTTTTCGCAGAACGTTCCCTTCTGATGAAATTCACACCATCCGTTACCAAATGAATCTTCATTGATAAACAGCTTACATTCACTACAAACTTGCTCTTTATTCATATTTCTAGTTAATTGGAAAGTACCATGTAATCATAATACCATTTAACGGAATTCCTTTTTACTTTAATGTACAGAAAGCACTGTACGGGTATGCTTCTACTTCTCCCATTTGTGAGAAAAACGGAAAGATTATGTCTCATCCATTTTCTAGGATGTTTATTGCTCTTTTTCATTCTTGTTATTAGTCAATTATCAAAATTTCACGATATGCAATGTCTATCTCATTCGTCTTCTCATTCTCATTGAAACAATAGCAAAGAAACCATTTCAACGCACCTTCATTCTTATATTGTGCTTTCCACATTTTACCATTATAGAGAGCTGACGGTCGAGAACGAGTATAATCCATGAGTATTTCAAAATCAAGTCTACTCATCACTGCATGAGTATCATCAATTAGTATCAAGTAGGTTGGCGGCTGTTGCCAACACGTACCATAAGGATGCGTCATAGGTGGAATAATATTATCTTTATTCATTATTGTTCTTTTTGTGGGTTATTCGGAAATTCCGAACAACCACTTTTTGTTATTATTAATTTTATGTGCACTCTCGAAATCATTTTCTCTTCTTCTTTCAACTTATGATAATGGTTTATAGCATCTTCTTTGGTATTGAATGCGCCAACACACGAATAATGCCAAGATCCTGTCGGATTTTTGAGGATATATAAGTTATATAGACCTAATACCGTTTTCGACAAATAGTAAGGATCTCGTATCATAATGTTCATTCCTTTCTTCTTTATTATTCGTTATCTAATCCTACGCAAAATTCCTCTCTCGTCTCGTTCCCATAATTGGTATGTAGGGCATTGAGTGCATTCGTGATTTTGTCCGCTTCATCTGCATATACTTCACAATCCCACCTAATTGTAGTTTTAGATGGTAACTTTATTACAGCAAGAAGTGTATCTAAATTGTCAACTGCTTCTTGAATCTTATCTAAGCATTCCTTTCGTGTCATAATATTCATTTCTATCTTGATTTGAATTATAATAATTTTCTCATTTGTTGTTCGAGATACACAACATCTTCCGCTTTAAACCCTTCACAATTTGCGAGTATGGGGCAAACGATTTCGATAGCATTTTTCTTCATTTCTTGCCTACCTTCTTCACGTGCCAAATTAACGGCTGTCAAAGCTATCTCCGTAAATACTACTGTCGTATTTCCTGTAACTCCAATATTAGCAAGGGTGTTATTCTCAATTAATTCTTTTGCTTTTAAAATCTTCATATCTTATTTGTTTTACTCTAATTGATTAATTCATGTTTCAAAAACCTCGCAAGCGTATTTCTATCGACCTTACATATTTTTGCTATTTTACGCTGTGATAAGCCTTCGTCAATCAATCCTTTTATCAAGGCATTTTTCCCATACAATTTATATTTGTCAGGAGAATTCTTTCTGCCTTTAGGACGACCAAGAACTACGCCTTCCATTCTCTTTCTTGCTAATGCTTCTTTAGTCCGCTGGCTAATCATGTCACGTTCTATTTCAGCAGCAATCCCAAAAGCGAAAGCAAGAACTTTACTCTGTATATTATCGCCAAGTTCGTATCCGTCCTTAACAGTATAAACCTTAACCTCATGAAGCATACAGAACTCTAATATTCGCATAATCATGAATAATTTTCTACCAAGACGGGAAAGCTCGGATGTGATTATAACATCACCCTTTTGCAATTTCTTCATAAGCTTGCCCAATAACCGTTTTTCAGGCTCCTTCGTCCCAGATATGCCATCATCAATAATCCAATCATCAACTGATAATCCCAAGGATTCCGCTTTTTTACAGACTCCTAACTTCTGATTATTAGAGTCCTGCTCATCCGTGCTTACTCTTAAATATCCGTATATCATAATACTGATTCTATTAATTGCATGGCTTCCAAACCATAATATTTAATAATTATTTCCTTCATAGACATGCACTCCCATTCTTCAGGATACATATTCCGCAATCTTTTGTCTAACGCAATTATATCAATAACCAATCTATTCTCGATAGCTGATAACAGTGCATCATGTAAGTCAATTATCGGAACATTAGGTAATAGCCGTTGAAATTCGTTACGAAATCTCGCCCACTCGCCTATTTTAAAATGACTTATTTTCTTCATGGTTAACTAAATTACACCAAGTATTATCATTCTCCCAAAACCATTGATATCCACCGACATGTTTACGCTTACCGGAACAACAACTAATTATATTTCGTCCGCATATTCCAGCTTTTCTGCCAGCCTCGCTTGCAGAAGGATAAATACCAACGAGTTCATCATCTTTTATTGCAACAACAGGCTTTGCATTCCATCCGGATATTCGATAGTTTCGCACAAGATTTTTCACTCCAATTCGTTTTATCCTTTTAGCTTTACGCATATCCATGTAATCAGCCCACCTTTTTCCCTTGTTATGAGGAGTGTGCCCTTTCAAGAACCTGCCGTTTACCAAACTCCTCGTAGGACGTTCTATGGGTATATATAATTCACTCATTTCCATTCTTGTTACGAGCCATCCACTAACAAAGAAGATGGCTCTAATTTATTACTCTGTGATAATAGAAAGCTGACCGCAAGCAGCACCATTTTCTACTTCACTTTTTGTCGCAACAGCAACAGCATATTCATATCCTGCTGCCTCTAGTTCAAGTTTCATTTTTTCTGTCATAATGAAATTTTAAAGGGTTTATACTAAATTGACTCCCTCGACAACACCTTTGCCGAGATTGTTTTTTTCTGATACCGTGTTTGGGTTAATCGGACTAAGTTTTATAAAGAAGTCTTTTGGTGGAAAGTTCTCTTTCAACTTCTCTATATCAAAATCTTTTTCATCAACCAAAGTTAGGTTCAATGTGGTTTTCAGATTGCTTCGAGTTGCTATCATTCCAAGCTCTGGGATAGTCATTTTCTTCTTATATGGTATAAGCCAGTTCCGGTGCTCTTCATCCAAGCTATGCAAGCTAATTTGAAGCGTTATATTATCTTTTATCCAAGAGAAATCACTATGCTTAATTCCAATCGTTGAAACATAATGGTGAGCATCAGGATAAATCTCCGAAATACGCTCGATAGCTTCTTTTACTGCTTCAATATTCAAGAATGGCTCTCCCATCCGAGTATAGTTTATCTTAAACTCCTTTGAATGCAAGGGATTAAATCCAGCTTTTGTAACAGCAAACCAAACTTGATTTACGATTTCATCTGCGGTCAGATTGCGGTAACCTTTCATTTGGCCTGTTGCACAAAACTTGCAACCAACCGGACAACCACTCATAACAGACACGCCTATCATCCATCTTTCAGACCTATCACCAAGCCTATCATTATCTAACATATTCTGTTTTCTACCGATAGCATCCTTTGTGTAATACGGTAGAAAAGTGTCAGTCGTTTCAATTAACTTACCATCTTCCAACTGGAGACAGTAAACAGTGCCATTGGCAAAGTTCTTTTGTTTCTTAATATTCATTTCTATTTTGTTATACGTTAAACACTCTCTATAACAGTCAAATCTATATACCAATCTCCGATGATAGGAATGGTATAATGCATCTGATTCTTATACCTTCTCTCTGGAGTTGTGAAATCAATTGTATCTAAATTATCTCCGAAAGTATAATGAGATAACTCTTCAACAAACTGTTCCATTAGATACATAGGGGATTCATAGTTTTCAGCCCACCGAACGGCTATCAAATCAAGGTCGGAAGCGCAAGTCCCATGCACAGCCAATGCGTAACCACATTTAGCTGATATTTTTCTAAGACTTTCCAAAACAACTGCATAAAACATTGGCTTTGGATTATAATTTATTTCATTTAATTTTTTACTCATGACTATTATTGTTTTACGCTAATTGTTTATCAAACTCTTTAATACATTCAAATAGGTATTTTGCAACGCAAGGATTAACAGCATTTCCTATTGAGCCAACTCTGTGTGACCAATTGGGAAACCCATCATCATTTCTAACAATGCTATGCGCTGGGATTTCAAGAATCCTTTTTGCGCAAGTATATCCGACACTCGTATCTGATGTCCACTGTTTAAATATCGAGTTAAAGCGTCCATCGTTGCAAATGTCGCCTTGTAATCCGATTTTGTCGGAGTAGGCAATAAGATAAAGTCTTTCCCTTTTGTGCGGGTATCCAAAAGCGTAGTTTGATATACATTGCCATTCCGCGTTAAACCCGATTTTGGTAAGGTCGCATAAGACTTGTTCAAGACCGGAAATAGTGAGAGCTGACGAATTTTCAATGATGACGTATTTAGGTCTAACTTCCCGTATAATTCGGTACATTTCGCTCCATAGCCCAGAACGCTTCCCTTTAATACCTTCACGCTTTCCGGCAACACTGATGTCTTGACACGGAAATCCTCCACTAATGATGTCCACATATCGGAGACCGGTTGTTTTTGTAATATCTGTGAATCTTTCTGCATGAGGAAATCTTGTTTTTAATATTTCACCTTGAAATTTTTCTATCTCACAATTCCACAAAGTGTCAATACCTGCCATCTCAGCCCCTAATTCAAAGCCGCCAATGCCGCTAAACAGGGAGCCGTGTGTTAGTTTACTTTGCTTCATACATTATTGGGTAATTTCATGAAACACATCCACATAGTCTTTCCATGTCTTCCGGTAGTATGGCCAAACAATGGTTTCCGTCCGATGGCCTCTAATACTTTCCTGACTGTTATCTGATCCTCGTTCCATTTGAAAATCAGAACTCCGTAGTCTTCTAAAACTCGAAAGCATTCATCAATTCCTTTTTTTATCACCCTTGGCCAATCTTCAGGAAGTTTACCGTACTTCTTGGCCAACCAACTATCCTTACCAACCTTTAGAAGATGGGGAGGGTCAAATACTACCAGTTTAAAAGATTCTTCCAAAAATGGCATATCGGTAAAATCAGATACAATGTCCGGATGGATTTTCAGGCTTCGACCATCACAAAGAGTATGCTCTTCATCTCTAATGTCAGCAAACAAGGTCAAAGGGTTTTCTTTGTCGAACCAAAACATTCGACTACCACAGCAAGCGTCTAATATGATTTTCGTTTCACTCATTACTATTCTGTTTTATGCAAATCCTTCAAGAACTTGCAAGGTTTAATTAATTGTGTCCATAAAGTAGTCTGCTACAGCGTAGACCACCAGGTAAAATAAGATGTTCACTCCTAGGAGAAGGAGGAGGTTTAGGAGTATTCTCATCTGCGGGAAGATCCTTTCAATTCGATTACATTAAACATTTCTTTCACTCGGTCGGCTATGTAGTCACCGTATATTCCTTCAAATTCAGTATCAGGATTGAGATTGGTAGTTGCAAGGGTTATAAACTCTCTTCTGACTTCATAACGAAGTTGGAGGATTACTTGTACTACACTTATTCCGGTACCGTAGTGCTTGGCGTCTAATGGTTCCCGTCCTAATTCGTCAATAGCCAAATGACACATACAATTCCTATCGGTGTACTGGGCGATGCCGCTCATCCCTTTTTCCGCATAGAGAAGAGCTATTTCGGCAGCACTTGTTAGCTTAAAGCCGATATTGTTTTTACTAAATCCATAACAGTACTGGTTTATCTTGCCATAATAGCGTTGGAGACCTTTTAGTAGAGCTGATTTACCAACACCAATAGGACCCCAAAATAATAAGCCCTTGCAGGGGTCAAACAAACCTTCTTTATTCCAAACCCAATTATACAATGACGATAACAAGACCTTGTTTCTATCATCTACCACAAAGAAGGGTTCTTCCTCTTGCATTGATTCTATGAGCTTAATTTTCCAGAATCGTTCCGTTTCGGTTTCTTTCCATTTGATAGGCTCACCTTTGATATGATACCTAACCGAAGGAGATTGATTTGATTCCGGCTGATTTAGGACCACCTTTGGAATCAGTTCCCCGATTTTGTTGATTGTTTCCATGTTTCAATTTTAACCATTCTTGATAATCACGTTCAGTTCCCGTAAATACAACTCCGGTCCAGTTGGATTCAATAGCTCTTTCAATCTGTCGGATTGCAAACTCTTCTTCAAATTCTCCAAGTTTGTTTAACGAAAGCTGTAGGGCGTAATTGAGTTTCTTTTCCCACTTAGGAGTTTTACGAAGTGTCTCCCATGCCGACATAAAAGCGATCGAAGTGAAAGGATAAACTAATGGCTTAGAATCTCCGTCTTCCTTCTTTGACTTTTTAGGCTTTTCGGGTGGGGGACTCTCGTGCGTATGCGCGAGACTCTCTTCTTTGTTTATAGTTTTAATATCTATAATAGGTGGGATTGCCGTATCATCCTCATTTTTTGCGGATGATATTGCGGATGTACCATTTTTATCATCCGTAAATTCTGCGGATGATGTTGAGGATGATTCTGAAAGTGATGCCGGCATGTCATTTATGAATCGACCTTCATCACTATCTATATCTTCATCCTTAATATGATTCTCAATATCATCCTCATTTTTTGCGGATGATATTGCGGATGATTCTGCGGGTGATACGATGTCGTTACTTAGCTTTTTTACAAATGAGTAATAACACCCTATACGCTTATCTTTGCTTGTCTCATAGAAAACAAGACCGGAAGCTGCTAAACTGCTTCTCGATTTACGTAAGGTATTATCAGACATATCTAAGTTGCCGCAAAGCACATTACTACGAACAAAGAATACATCCTTCCATTTCATCTCGTTACAGATCGCTACAAGCTCATGGTACAGAGCTTGGGCGGCTGTAGTGAGGTAGGTATCATCCCGAACCTTGCGGAGCCTGGAAATTAATTGATAGCTGTTCATTTCGCTTTAAAATAGATACACATTACTTTTCTTACATTACAATTAGGTTGAGGTACATAGGTTTTGCAGATCGGACAAAGGAAGTTGTAGGAATCGTGGGGAATCCCATTTATGCACTTAGTGCAATCCGGATACCAGATGATTTTCGGAGGTGGTGATTTCTTTGCCATATTCTATGTTATAAGTTAAGCATGTAGTCGTTGACAACTCGCATAAATTCATCAAGAGAATAGCACACTTCACATTTATACCCATTTAGCCGCAGTTTATTCATTACTTTTTTCTGATTTTCCGTAGGAGTATTGGGTTTTACTTTCATCTCAATATAAAGACCATGGTAGAATCTATTGGATATCGGAATATGTAGATCTGGGACACCGGATGTTACTCCTTCGCTTTTCAATTTTGCTGCTACAATTTTATTTCGTTGGCCTCCATTAGGTATTGCATAGATTAAGCAGTTCTGGAACTTTGTGTGGAACCACTTAATGCAGGATACTTGCAGTTGATGTTCTAGGTCTCTCATAAGCCAAAGTAAAGATTAGCAGCTTCAACATCATGCTGAAGAACTATTTCCACTAATTCGGTACGGCTTCTTCGGTAATCACGGTTTCCATCGTACAGATCGTGATGTTCTCGGCACATAGGGACTATGTTCCATGGTTCGGTATAATATTGTGGAAATATAGATTTCGGAAGGAGATGTGCCGGATCTACCGCATGTGTACCACAAATACAACAATAGGGAGATAGTGATCTTTTTATTTTCGCTATTTCCCTATTTATTTTCGCTTGTTTTTTGCTGACAGGTTTTAATCTTGTTCGCTTCATTGCTGCATGTTTTCAAATTTATTTAAGTAACTCGCTTTTCCGTATAATGGCTCTACTAGTTAGTATTGTATCATCCGTATTGTGAGAAAGTGTAGTTCTCTTCATTCCTATTTGTTCTTCCGTTAAATGCCGGAAGATTGCAGTAATAGAACTAAAATAGCAATTCCGTTTCTCGAATATTAGATGTACATGAATGACTTTAGTTTTTCGCATGTTCTATAAATAAATACTTCCAAATAGCCGCTATTTGGAAGTATTGTTTTTGTTATAAATGTGAATTCTAACTGAAAGGATAGCCAACTGGTTAGCTTTATCTTCAAATGTTCGTATATCCTCAAGTGGATTGTCGTAGATCCATTTATGTAAATCATCCGCTCTTTTTTTTAGGTTTTGGATGTCTACTTTTTCTATAAGTGATTTCATTATCTTCTATTTCATTGAGTGCCCGCAGATATGGGCGTGATTGGTTGTAACCGTTTTTGCTCTTGGGGAAAGAGGATATCTTATCTGATAGTGCTTCTTTGATAGCCTTAACGGATGGGGAGCGTACTGATAGCTTCATACCGGTTATTGTTTATAGAATCCTTGGAATCTGACTACGTTGAAATATTCAGGCGATTTTATTAACCCGTCACCCATTCCTGAGAGCGTTTCAGCCCCTGCTTCATCAATGACTACTTTTGAGTCAATTTCTTTAGGTACCCGGAAGCATATCTGTACGGGAAAGTTTACCTTAGCGTCACCTGTTATGACATTCACTGATGCACGTTGAGTTGCCGCAACGATACGATAGCCAAGTGAACGCCCTTTTTGAAGGAGTATCTTTAAGTTTTCTTCCAATGATTTCTGCATAATCACTTGGCCTCCGATCTTTACTTTTAATGCAGCACCTGAACGAGATGCGGAAACCGCATCGGCAAACTCATCGAAAATAATTAATTTCTTTGGGTATGTTTTTCTGCTTTTCGCTCTGTTCTGCATCTGCTCTACAAGTAGCCTCATTTGTTCTTCTATCTCTTCTATTTCGTTGAATACGCGAATCCCAACTCCGGTGTATGAGCAAAATTCGTATTTAGGGTCGAAGATTATGATGTCTTTGACTCCCGCTAGTTTTGCGTATTCGACTGTAGAAATGATTGATACTGACTTTCCGCTACCGGTGGCACCGCAAATAAGAACGTGTGGGGTTGAATGGTTATTGAGGTCCCAATGGATGGTTCTTCCGAAATTGTCTACACCGATAGGTAGTTTTTCTCCTTCCAAATATTTGGGATCCCAAAATAGTGTTTCTGTTCTCTTTTTCGGGGTTTCAATGAACAGGTAGGATCTGTCTTCGTAGACCATCAGGTCTTTTCCTATACGGACGGAAGATACATTTAGTGCATTTGCCATGTCTAGACCATACTTCATAACGTTGGCTATCTTGACTCCGGCTGATATTTCAAGAAGGTAGGTATTGGATGAATACCCGCTGATTTCATGTGCTACCCGGACTAACATGCCGAATGTGCGCAATACATGTTCTATTTTCTCTGAGTTGGTCATATTTTTATCGGATAAATCGTAAGTAATAAAAGTGGCTGCTTTTTCTCTGAAAGATGTGATTGTTTTTGGGCTGATGGCAGACAGGGAGGCGTCTCTTATCTTTTTCTGCCTTCTTGCTATTAGTGCTTTTTTACTGTCCGGTATTTCGAAGTCATCGACTTCGGCTATCATTGTTTTTGCCCAAAATGCGTATATTTCGGCTTTGTCGATGAAGTTGTCGTTGTCGTTGATCATGTAAACGTAGTCCGGATCGGATACGGCTTCGATCATTCTTTTGAGAGGTTCGTATAGGATGGCTTCGTATAGCTTACGGGTGTCTTCTGTCAAAATGATCTTGAATTTCTTCAGCTGTGGCGAGCCGTCTTTGTTCTTGGAGTCTTTGTTTTCCACGAACCAGACTTCATCCACTTTTAGGCCAGTTTTTGATTCGAAGCATTTGATATAGGTGATGGCTTGTTTTCCACATACGAAGGCCAATTCGTCATCATCCGTATATTTGGATTTCGTTTTGTGGTCTATGATTACTATCTTTCCATCTTTCAAACGAAAGACAAGGTCAATGTTGGCATGGCATGGGAGAGGAATGTCTACTCCATTGATGACCAACCATTCATCACATCTTAATTCTACTCCTAATATTTCGCCTATGTCGGAGGTGTATATGGATTGCTCACAATAGAAGTTCCTGATTAAGCCGGAAGCGGACTTGATGGCTTTGATCTTACATTCTTCGATAGTAGGAGTTGTTTTTTGAATCTTCCAGGCATTGGCGGGTATCTCTTCTATGTAGGCGAATGCGATTTGTTCCATATCTACAATAGAGGTAACAACTCCATCTGATAGGTTCTTGAAAAACATCTCCATTGCCGTGTGGTATGCGTTTCCGGCTATAGAACTGGATGACCGTTTAGAACGCTCTCTGTATATTTCGTTTTTCTCAAATTCTTTTTCGTTCCGGGAAAATGAAGCTACTTTGCTGTAGCTCCATGAGTCTATGAGATAATTAGAAAAAAGATCTTCTAATTGGTCGCTGTTGTAGGATGAGTATTGGTTCATAATAATTTGGTGGCTTCTTTATTCTTCATCTTTTCTTTTTTATTGGAGAGTTCTTCTTTGATTCCGCGAATAGGCTTCATCAAATTCTCTACAGAAGTATCTCCATCTTTCAGAGATTGAAGTATTCCTATTAATGTTGATATTGCACTTGCATTTATTTGATTAATCGTCTGTTTTCCACATAGCTTCACTACTTCTTCTTCGGAGATGGCATAATCATTCTTGAAACTGTTGATAATGGCTGTTCTCTTTTTGAGCAATTTATCTACGTCTGATAAGTCTCCGGTTATCAGTTTTTGAGCTGCTTCGTATACTCTGTTGGTTATTGCTTGTGGTATGACGGAAAAAACAGAATTGCGGTAAGCTATAGAGTTGGCTGCATTTCCTGTGACTGTTATCATATCATCGGAGAAACGTTTTCCTTTGCTGTCCACAATGCTTCTGCGAACTTCGAAGGCGGATGCGACATTTGTTTCTAAGTCCCAACATGTACCTCGGCTGATTACTTGTTTGTCAGTAATCTGTACCACTTTTGCTTCGGTCCTTATATTTCCCCAATTTGATACGATTATTTTAGCGAGGTGTACAGATGGACCGGTAATTAACTTTCCTCCACGTGGAAGGGAATATCCGCAAGATTGAGCAGTATCTAGGTTCATTGTAGCTATTACAATTGAATTGTCAATACTGCGCCTTATATCACGCGGATATTGTTTGGCTGTTGATACTTGGGAATCTATATTCGCTCTCTCTATTGCGTCCACTTGGACGATTTGTAAGTTTTGTGCTTCCACTGGAAGACTTTCGTAATTTTCAAGTTCCATGGTTGTTGTTTTAATTGATTATTTCGTCTTTAGTATTATCGCACGAGATCAGCCTTGTACCTGATTGAAGAAGGGTAATTGATTCGTTGCAGTGTTTGTACACCGTTCCGGTCACGACTTCGGTTTCCCATGACCAAAAACCAGGTTCAGCTACAAGGAAATGATGGAGGATAGTTGCTTCTGTTCCAATTGGAAGTTCTTGTAGGTTCATATTTATCTTTTTATAAGTTAATCTCCTTGATATACTCCACGACTATATTCTTCCATTAAGAGCTTATCTTCCACAGTGGGTTTTTTTCTTATTTCAGTTTTAATCTCTCCTTTGATAGTCTGGGAAGGATTGTACTTTTTTGCTGCTCTAGCTTCCAATATCTTTCCCATTTGATCCTGTAAATCTTTTAATGTTGTCTTACTCATATTTTTCTCCTTTCTTTTTGAAATATTAAAGCCCGCACAGATTTGTGCGGGCTGGTTGAACTATAAAACCAAACTCCCATGTGCCTTAGGGAACGGCTACGCTTTTAAAGGATGTACGGCTTCCTCGTCTTCTGTGTAGAACATTTATATTGGGGACAACCCAGGAATCGAACCTGATTTTCACCCGTGTGGATGCGTTCTACCATGTGAACTAGCTGTCCGGTTTCCCTCAACGCTTTGAGGGGGGGGGGATTCAAAACAAAATGGGGTAATATATACCAGTTCCGGTCATGTGAGTATCAAGCCCGTACCCATGGCGGCTTAGTATATTTAAATTTAGACATGACACCTTCGCAGGCTTTTGCTCCTCTCAACGCAACAATGCGTGTGTGGATACCCGAATTTGACGGGAGGATTATATATGTAGTATTCAAACTGAATTGAAATTTAAAGTTCATAACTTCTACTTTTCATCTCTATTTATACTTTTGCAGTCCACACATCTTTCTTGTGCAGCCCGGTGGTTATTGCCTGTAGTCGGTTCTTGTCCCTTTTAGTGGAGACGCGCTGTCTGCTATATTGCCATTATGCGCTGCAATAGAAATGTTATATAGTGTTCGCACCCCGGAATCGAACCGGGGTTAACCATTGTGCGATGTGTTATTTACCTCTTGCTATTCTTTTTTGCTCCAAGGTGGGAACGTTGAAATAATCTTGTTTGATATCTTGAAGTTTCCGGAGAATAGATGTCTTGTATCTCATTTTACCAGCTTCTATACGAGGGGTTATTAATCCAAACTTTTTCCATCGTTCAATATTGTTTTTACCGAACATCTTATAAGCCTTATTTTGACTTATATATTCTGGATCTTCTTTCACCTCTTTCAGGTAGTCTGCCATTCTTTTTGCCATATCGGCAAAGAGTGTGATTAGTGAATCTTCATTTAATTGAATCATAATAGCTCTTATTAGATATGTATTCTTTGGCTATTTGCGAATCTGTACATTCGTTACCCAGTTTCAGATAAATTTCTTCATACGCTTCTTGAGGCATCGTGTATACAATTTGTTCTATTCGATCGGCACTCCCAGCTATTCCTAATACTCCAAAAAACAGGATGAATCCGAGCACGAATACTAATGTCTGTTTGGTAAGTCTGTTCATGATCTTATTCTTTTATTATCATTGTAGGCAGCGAGTTGTGATCTCCTAAAAAGTACACGTCCGTTCGGCTTTGAATACGGAATTTTACCTTTTGCTTTAAGAGTGTAAAGCTGCCGTTCCGTGATTCTTAGCATTTCACAGGCTTCTTTGGTGGTTATCCATTCATCTGTCATTTCGTTGATTGCTATGTCTATCGCCTTCTTGACCTGTGAGGTGATTTCTTTCTTTTGCTGCTCTACTATTTCAGCGGCAATTCTTTTGATATCGTATGCGGATAGTGCCATATAGATAATTGTTTTAAAGTTTATATTGGCTCCCGTGAGCTAATTCGATTCAGCCGCTCTCGCTTTTTCACGGGATTTGCTTAACTTTGAAGTCTCAAATCAAAAAAATAAGCGTTATGAATGAAAAAGAATTGTTATCTAGATTTTTAAATGGTTTCCCTAATTCTACTCATCCTACAGACCGAAAGAATTTCTTAGAGTATGCCATTTCGTGTGTTGAAAATGATCATTGTATTGATGTCGAATCTATGAAAGAAGCAGGCGTAGAACTGGAGGTTGTAGAGGACTACGAAATTGCCTATTCATGGATTAAATACACCATGGATTATTTATCGAACAGAGAAACTCTCTAACCTTCTCGGAAGCTATGGCGGCTTCTTCTTTTGTCATGAATAGGTTGCCGGCTTCTTTTAGTTCCTTGAGTTGACTTTTGAGTATCGGATATCTCCTGCCATTATATTCCCTAATGTGCTCAGGACGAAAATCCCCTTCACGCAGATACCAATAATTGAGTTCTTTCATCGGTTGTATTATTTTAAACGGGTTACTATTACATCGTCTATTCTACCTGCTTCTGAAAGAATGAAAGAATAACCCTTCGCTTTTAGGATGCGGTTGGCACTTCTTAGGGAGCAAGCTTTTATCTCACGGTTCTTGATAGAGGTAGGAACGCCAATCTTTAAAGATAGAAGAGTGGCTTGAACATCGGTCTTCTTTACTACAGAGACCGGAGTAATTTTTTTTTGCTTTTCTTTTGGTGTTACCATAATTATAAATATCTTTGAAAATTAGTTTTTAATTGTGCTAATTAATCAAGCAATTGGTTGTGTTGCGTGATTGATTACGGATGCAAATATATGTAGTATACTCTAATTATGAAAGTATTTAGCTTGCTAATTTGATTATATTACATAGTTTATATTTGTTCTAAATAGTATTTTTTATAAATATCTGATAATGTGTCTTGTATGAATATTAATGAATTATATAAGAATTTGGATTATGTGGAAGTTCAATACAAGATGTATGAGGAGTCTCAATTAGTTAAATCAGCGGTTTCTCAAGTTAGAGACGTGGATATAGATATATTTGGACTTATAGAGTGTGGAAATAAAAGTTATAATCATTGTTTTGATATATCACTGGAGATGCGCCAGGCGATTGCGATGAGAAAAGAGCTAGAAGGGGAGATAGGATGTCCCGGAAAACTTGATAATAAATACAAGAGATCTACGGGACAATCGTGTGATTTTCGTATAGAATATACGATAACGCCTTATTTTAAGGAAGTCCTATAGTGTCGTGGCCTAAGAATTCAATGATCTTGCGCATAACTGTATCTTCGAGATATGCGAATTGCGGGTTAAGATGTTCGGTCATATCATTAAAAAGTCTTCTTGTTTCTTCAGGGATGTCTTGTATGAGTTTTCCTCCAAGATATTCAGTATGGATCTCTCTCGCCATTCTATGTAGCTCGTAATACTGCATAGCAATTGGGATTATTTCTTGAAGAAGTATAATTGCATCTGACATTTTAATGTCCCCGTTTCCATGAATATGAAATTGCTCACTCATGATAAAATGAATTAATGTTTTTGCAAATATATGTAGTATACTCTAATAAAGCAAAATAGTATGGATGTAAATAGTAGAATAAGACAATTTTTAAAGAAGATGAAAATAACTGTTCAGACATTTGAATCTTCTATCGGAAAAACGAATGGATATATTGCACATACAAAAAGCCCTACCGCTGGAGTGTTAGCAGAGATAGCAAAAGTTTATCCTGATCTTAATTTAGATTGGTTAATAACCGGTGAAGGCGACATGCTCAAAAACTCCGGCACTATGACCGGTTCCAACCAAGGAGACGGGAATAAGATAGAATACAAGAACGGTGGCAATGTCGGAGTAGGAAATACAGTTAATGTAACTCTTCCTGAATCTGGGACTCAAAAAATAATAAAGCCAGATGGATCGGTTGAACTCACTTCTATTGGATCAAATGGTGATGCGTCTGATAAACTACAGAGAGAAAATGAAGCTTTGAAAGAGAAGATTTCTCATCTGATGGACAATATGCAGTTGAAGGATGAATTAATAGCCTCGCTTAGAGATACTATTGAACTTTTGAAACATAAGCAGTAGCATTTATTGTTTGTTTATAGAGCGATTAAGGTATGACTTTAATTTGAAATTTGATTATAAATTAAAGAAAATATGAAAAAAATATTGTTTATCGTGTATTTCGTATCTTTACTATTTATCGGCTGTGGACAAAAGACGGAAATGAAAAAAATAGTCGAGTTATCACAATATGTTTTTGTGGATAAATCAGAATGTCTCCATGTAGATAAAAAATGCATGAACCTGCGGATACACCATGACGAAAATGGGAATAGAGATAACTACCAGGTACAATTTAAGGACACGGCTGTGCTAAATGATACTGATTTCTCTTCATTTTGCAGTAGATGTGTCGAGGATAAACAGTATGAGAAATTGCAGAAAATCATAAAATCTCACGGCTCAAATTATGATGAAAATTACTTTGAACAATACCGTGTTGAATAAGCAGTAGTATTTGTCGTTTGTTT